CTAATCCATTAAAGTCAGGTCCTTCTTTTGTTATAGCTAAAAGATATAGCTTTGACCAATTACAAGGACAGTTTGACCAAGTTATTGGATTAATGGCACAAATGGCAAAGATAAATATATTATCTGCTATTGCTATGGAAGATGCAGTATTTACTGAAACAAATATTGTAGGTGAAATTGAAAGTGGTCAATATAGAAAAGGCAGAAATGCTATTAACTATTTATCACCTGGTTCACAAGTTATAAGACCTGCAACTAATTTACCTTATCAATTGTTTGAAAGTGTAGGTAGATTAGAAAGACAACTTAGAGTTGTAGCAGGATATCCTGTACAAGATGATGCTATCTCACCTAATTCATTTGTAACTGGTAGAGGTTTAGAAGAACTTACTGCTGGTGTTGGTCAAATGGTTACTGAGTATCACACAATATTATCTAAAGCTTTACAAGAAGTAGATGCAAAAAGATTAGAACTAGATGAACATTTACTTGGTAAAAAAAGAAAACCATTGTCAGGAACTTACAAAGGTGCTGCCTTTGCAGAATTTTATACACCTAAAAATGATATTGACCATAACTATATAACAAGACGTAAATATGGAGCTATGGCTTCTTTTGATGCACCTAACAAAATTATTACTGGGTTACAGTTATTACAAGCTGGAATTATTGATAGAGAAACTATGCAACAAGAAATGGACGGCTTAGAAAATATATCTGTAATTAATGAAAGAATTACTAAAGAAAAATCAGAGAATATTATGGACCAAATGCTTATTCAACGTTCACAACAAGGTGACAATAGTGCTTTGATGGCTATTGTAGAAATTTACAATAATCCAAAAAATAAAGGTGAGATATTAGAAAAGTATTTTACAGCACAAGGAGAACAGCCAAGTCCTGAAGAACAAGCATTATTACAACAAGCACAAATGCAACAACAGCAAGGTCCTCCTAATTTAGCACAAATGTTAGGAGGTCAATAATGGAACACGCTGAAGAATTTGCAAGAATAATAGCTAGAAACTTTCCTGAACAACCAATGTTTAAACCTGAAATGTATGAACTAACTGGACAAGAAGAAACATACACAGTGTTTTATGCACCTGGTATTGGAAGAATAGACATAACATTTACACCTGATTTTTAATATGAGTAGAAAAAGAAATAAAGCAGATTACAAAGCAGAAGAATATAAAGGTCAAGCTAAAGAGTTAGAAACTTTACAAGACGCTGCACCTGTAGAAGTAGCAGAAGAACCACAAGTTCCTGCACCTTCTGCAATGCCAGTGCCTAGACAAAATATAAATAATATTGTAGGAGATGCTACAGCACCAAACCCTGATGCTTTGGCTGACCCATTAGCTGGATTAAATCAAGGTAGATTTGAACAGACACCTGATGTAGATATGATTTTGCAAGAAATGTATAGGGTATTACCAAGTAAAGAAATAGCAGCGTTATTAAAACAGATGTAGGAGATTTATGGCTGAAATAAGATGGTGGTGGACATCTCCTGTCACAGATGAGTATGAAAACCAAAAACAAGAAGAAAGATTAGAGCAATCTAAATTAATTAGAAATGCTATATCTTCTGTACCTGATAAATCAAATAATTTAAAAGACTTAATAGACCAACATTTTTATTTACCTAAAGATGTTCTAGTAGGTTCTGCATTAATGGATTTAACTGCTGATAGTCCTGAATTATCTACCATTATAGAAAGATGGTTAGATGTTGAAAAGACTTGGTGGGATAGAACTAAATCTGTTGGTAGAGGAGTTATTAGAACTGCTTTTACTGCATTTGATAGTTTACAAGATGAAATTGTTAAGAAACCAACACTTGCATATCAAAAATTCTTAAATGATAAAAAGTGGAATGATGGCGTAGGTTTAGCAGGTGCTACTTTACAACTGCTTACAAGTCGTGATGCAAGAAATGAACTACAAGATATTAGACAAGAACTTGGTCCTTCAGTAGGTAGAGAAGCTATTAGTGCTGCAATTAAAGGTGAAAAAGTAAATTTAGGTGAAGGCTACTTTGCAAACTCTACACTTGCAGAAGATACAGATGTATATAAAGAATTAGTTGGTAGAGGTGCAGACCCTGAAGAAGTTAAAAAAATTGTACAAACTTATTACGGAGAAGATATTACAAATACTGAAAGAATGCGTGATGAAGGTTTAACAATACAAAATAGATTTGGTACAACTAAATTAACACCTGCTGCAGGTTTAGTAAGTAATATTATTGAACCTGGAACTAAATCATACAACATAGTATCAGGTGTAATTGATGGTGCTTTTACATTATTAGCTGACCCATCAATATTAGTAGGTAGCTATTTAGCTAAATCAGGTAAAGCTGTTAGAAGTTTAAGTCAAGCAGATGCATTAAAAGGTGCAGGTATTATTGACAAGGCTGTAAGAAAAACAGTACATATACCAAGTGCTACAGATTATTTAGCTAATTCTAAAGGTGGTCAATTTATCGTAGACCAATTAATTAAAGCTGATAATTTTGATACTGTAAGTAGATTAATGAAAGGTCAAGGAGATGCAGTATTACATAAAAAATTAAAAAATGCACAAACTAGACAAGATGTGTATGACGCATTAATACCTGCTATAGAAGGATTAGAAGTTACACAAAGATTAGACCCTACATCACTATTACTAAGAGGTAATGTATCTAGAGGATTAGGACAGCTTATTGGTGGTGATTATGGACAAGCAGTTGGATTTGCTGGTGCTATTAGAAAATCACAAGCAGAAACAGCAGTTGGTAGAATGTTTCAAAGCTTTCCTGTTCCTAAATTAAATGTTAAAGATTTGAATGCATCTTTCTTTGATTTAAAAGATTGGATGCGTTGGGCAAAAGTAGATGATGATATAGCTGAACCTGCATTAGATAAATTAGCAGACTTAGCAGAAAGTAGAGTTCTTAATCCAAGTAAAGCACAATCTATGCAAAATATGGGAGACATCTTAGATATTTGGAATGATGTACTAACACACATTGGAGAAAAGTTTAATAGAATAGACTTACCTGACCAATTAGTTAAAGGAATTAAAAGATGGATGGCTAGTGTAGATGAAACACATAAATATTTTATTAATGAATTAGGTCAAAGTGAATGGTTCCCTGGTTCTAAATTTGACAGTATTAATACAAATATGCGTAAATACTTTGGTGAAGAATTAGATGAAGCTGATGCTTATAACATAATATCTAGAGTTATAGCTAAATATAAAAAAGATAGCAATGTTGTTGATGATGAAGTACAAGACTTAGTAAATCAACTTAGAGATATAGCAGATAGTCCTAAAGAACAAGTTACTAAAACTTTAGTAGATGAAGTTACTAGTTCTTACTATCCAGGTGCCGAAAGAGAAGCATTAGAGATAGCAGATGAAATAGGAATAAGAACAAGTGGTAGAGTTCCTTATGGTCATACTGCTGTAGATGCAAAAATAGACCAAGACTTTTTATCAGAAGAATTAAGAACTAGTGGTTCAAGAATATACAGTATGGGTTACAAAATGAAACCTGAAGAAACAATTGACTTAGGTCAAGAAGGTTCTACATTTGCAAGAGTTTTATCAGGTAAAAGAACTTCTACTACAAGACATCAAGGTGGTTGGGTAAAAGAAGGTGGAGTACCAAAAATTGGAGAAAAGATATATTTTAAAAACTTTGAAGATGATGTAGTTGGTGTAACAGTTACAAAAGTACAAACATTACCTCGTAACTTACTTACAAGTCCTGAACATAGACCATTGTTAGACGATATATTACAAACAGAAGGTTGGACAGAAATAGAGTATGCATCTCGTCTTAGAAACAGAATAGAAAGCGGTAAGGCTATTCGTGTTGAATATTTAATTAATGAAGGTTCTAGATACGATAGTTTATCTCCAAGAATGAAAAACTTAAATTTATCTGACTTTAGAGGTGTAGATGAATACAATGCACAAGTATCTTTAAACAAAGCTAAAGATGGATTAGCTGTTGATTTAAGTAATGACTTAAAAACTTTATCTCGTAAAGATAGAAAAAGAGCAGAGTTTCTTATTAATTCAATAGAAGAAACTGATAAAGCATTACAAAAAATATCAAGTGCTAAAGCAGATTTAGAAAATCAAATATTACAAACTCCTGATAAAGCATTAAAAGATGTTGATGAATATGAACCTGTTTTATCAAAACTTTATAAAGATGAAGAACAATTAAGATTGCTTTTTGTAAAAGACAGAGAAGAACTTTATCAACTAGTACCTAACTATCGTAAAGTAGATGATTTGTCTGCATCAAAAGATATTTATGACCCTGATTACTGGAACCAAGATTTTGGAATTATTAATCCTAAAGGTGACAATATGGGTCAAGCAGTTAAATATAACATTGATGAAAGTGATGCAACAATTATATTTCGTAAAAGACAAGATGGTAAAAGTAAAATACCTAAATCACAGAATTTACAAAAAATACAAAACTATTTAGACAATGGTAAATGGGAACAACCTGTAGGAGGTTCAAAATTAGATGCTGGTGTTTACCAAGGTTATAAGCCATATGTAGTCATTGAAATAGGAGCTGATGGTAAATTAGGAAAACAAGATATTGTTAAGTACCAAGACTTCTTATTTAAAAATAAAGCTAAAAAAGTAAACATAGTTGGTGACAAGTTAATTACTAATGATGAACTATATGATGTATTTAATAGATTAATGTTTTATAGAACTAAAGGTACTGCTATTACTGTAAATAAATTACTAAATGTAATAGAAGAAAACATTGACCAATTAAGAAAAATAGATTTAAATGATGCTGAACCTGAAGATATTCTTAATGAAGTATTAGAAGAATTTAAGAATACTAGTGCAGGTAAATCTGTAGATACTGCATACGAACCTAGAGCTACAGCACACTTACTATCTGAGTATTGGGACGAAGGTTATATTCCTATGCCTGATGCTAGATTATTTTTAAGAATATTTAGACCTATGAGAGATTTAGGTTTAAGACTTACAGGACGACATAGAAATATATCAACTGATGAATATGAAAGATTACTAGCAAGACCTGTTGCAGATTTAGCAAAAATAGAATTATCTACTGATAGAACTTTTGTAGAAGAAATTAGAAGATTAGTTGGTAAAACAAGAGTAAGTATAAAGGTAGATGCAGATGCTGATAGTGTAGCAAATATATCAGAAGGTATGCTTACTATGATAGGTGATGGTTATATGCAGAGAATATGGAAACCATCTGTACTTCTTAGACCTGCTTGGGTAACAAGAGTTGTAGGTGAAGAACAAGTTCGTATGTGGGCAGCTGATTTAGATAATGTATTTGCACACCCATTATCATCTATTTCCTGGATACTTGGTAGGTCACCACAAAGAAATAGACAATTATTACTAAAGACTAGAGAAAAATCTCGTGATTATTTATCAGAACAATGGGGTCGTGGTGGTACAGATATACTTGATGAAAGTTTAGAAAATAGTTTTTATCATCAATCAGCTATGTCTAATACACATAATGGTGTTTTATTTGGCATAAATCCAAAAAGAGCTAGAGGGTTTACATTAGTAGGAGTTGGTGGTAAAGGTTGGAATACACACTGGGCTTCAGAATTACTACAACTAGTAGATGACCCATTAGCATCTAAAATAGCTGCTATAACTATAGACCCTGTACAAGATGGTCAAAAGTATAAAGTTGCATTAGATGATATAAAACAAAGTTTTTGGGATGGAGAATTAAAAGAATGGAGAATGGCTTTTGTAGGTAATGCAGATGATATGGGTAGAGCATCTAAAAAACTTATACTAGAAAACAGAGCACACGCTGATAGTTATATAGACAGTATTGTTGCTAGATTACACGTTAAAACTGGTGGTACATATGAAGCATATGAAATTGTACCTGGTGGTACACCTAAATTAATATCATCTAGAGATGACGCAAGAGTATTACCTGCAGTATCTGATATTAAAAATCCAATTAAATATGAAATTAAAAGTAGTGGTGATAAAGAATTACTAGCACACATAGCAGGAGGTGGTACTGAAAAACCTAATGTAGTAAATATATTTAGTAAAAAGAAAAATGATTATACAGAAATTAATTTAAGTAGAAATATGACTAGAAGTGAATTTAGAGTTTATTCTAGTTGGCTTAAAAATTTTAAAACAGATGTATTAGATGGAAGTCTTATTAAATTTAAAGCATCAAGATTTGAATTAGGTAGAGATAAAATATCTGAATACGATAGAGTTCTTGAAACTTTCTTTAGCACTTTGATGGGTGCATCAACTAATGAACTATCTAGGTCTACTGCATTTAGACAATATTACTGGAGATTTATTGAAAGTATGTATGCAAATATGGATGATGCATCTAGAGCTGTAATACTTAAACAAGCTAGAAAAACTATGGGTATAGGAAAAAATAATAGACTTACACCTGGTTCTAGAGCTAAACAATATATTGATAGTTTAGAAAATATGGGTAAAGCAGATGTTACTAAAATGATAGGAATTGATGATTTAGAAAGTGTAGATGATTTAGCAAAAGCTTATGCATTAAATGAAACTAAGAGTTTGCTATATGATTTAAATAACAGGCACGTCATTTCAGATATGTTAAGACTTATGTTTCCATTCGCAGAAGTATATATTGAGATAGCTGGTACTTGGACTAGATTACTTAAAAACCAAAAAACATTATTTGGTAGAAAAGTACAGCGTGCAGTTGAAGGTGCTAGAGATGTAAGTATCTTTGGTGAAAATGAAGATGAAGGTTTCTTTACTACTGACCCTAGAACAGGTGAAGAAATGTATAACATAGCTGGTTTTGGTTTGAATAATAAACTTGATAGAGCACTTAACCCTGACACTGAAGATGCTACTGTAACTAATCCTGTAACAGGTAAAGATGATTTAGAAGCACCACAAATAAATGCAAGAATAGAAGGATATGCTAGCGGTTTGAATATGGTTGCTGGTTCTATTATTCCTGGTGTTGGTCCTATAGTTCAATTACCTGCATCAGCTATATTACCTTCTACTGCTGCTATTGACCAAGCTATATTTCCATATGGCAGACCTGCTTATAAAGTTACTGACCCATCATATTGGGTAGATGCTACATTACCTTCTTGGATTAATAAACTACGTGCTGCTAATGGAAGTACAAGTAGTCCTGAATTACAAAGAGCTTATGCTAATAGAGTAAAAGAAATACAAAGAGCTATGTTTACTACTGGTATCTATGACGATAGTACTCCTGAAGCAGAACAAGAAAGTTTAGAAAGAGCTAAGACATTAGCTAATTCAATGCTGAAGTATCAAGCATTTATACAATTTGTTATGCCTACAGGTGCAACAGTTAAATATGAATATGAAGTTGGACCTGAAGGTGCTGCATTCTTAGACCCATTCAAAGCTAAAGAAAATGACCCTGAGCATAAGTTTTTTGCAGATACTTTATTTGCAGATGCATATTATCAAATGTTAGCTAAAAGAGGTGGTGATAGAGTTGCAGCAATAGCAGACTTTATAAAGATGTTTGGATTTGACCCTACAGCATTAACTACTTCTAAATCTAAAGCTATACAACCTACTACTTATACAACTGAAGGTGGATATTTTTATAAGCAAAATAAAGACCTTATGGATAGACACCCTGATGTATCTTACTATTTGTTTCCTGATAGTCCTTTAGATGAGTTTGATTATCAAGCTTGGGCTGATGCTTTTACAGAAGGTAAGAGAATAGATTTAACACCTGAAGAATTTCAAAGAAGTGTAAGACAAGCACAAGGTTCATTAGCTTATGAAAACTTTAGAAGATTAATATTAGACACTCCATACTATCAAGGATTTTCTATAGATAAAAAGTTTGAAGCATTGTATATGTATAAACTCAATTTACAACAACAATTCCCTGGTTATGGTACTACTTCTACTACACCTACTCCTTTAGATACAGATGCTAAAATTAAAGCTTTTAATTCGTTACTAACAACAGAAGCAGGTACAAGTGTAAAACTACCTAATGGTGAAACAAAACTTATAGGAGAATTAGATGTTGTTCAGGGTGCAATGAAATACATAATGGCTAGAGAAAAACTACTTCAAGGACTAAAATATCAATACGGTGCTAATGCTACTTTGTATAGAGCAGAAGCTACTCAACAAAGACAATATTTAAGTTTGTTAGCTAAACAGTTAATGATGCAGCACCCTGATTTCTACTATATATGGTATGATATATTCCGTAGAGAGATTGAAGAACAAACTACTTTTGGAGCATATAACTAATGAGTGAAGAAGTAAAACCACAACTTACTGAAGAAGAAATACAATTATTAGAAGATGTATTAAACAATAGAAAAAATGTTCCTTATCAAGATGCTAGAACTTCTATTCTTGATGTAGCTAAAGATATCAAAGAACAATTACAAACAGGTGTAGAAGAAGCTGAGTTTAACGATGATAAGTTTGCAGAGTTTTGGAAAGTATTTGGTTGGGTACCAAATATGGTTTGGAATAATATAGTATATAAATCTATATTAAAACCTGCACAAGAAGCAATTACAGATGTAGGTCAAGCTCAGATAGATGACCCTGCTCCTGATAGACAAAGAGAACAAGGTATGAGTTATGTTAAATGGACTAATATGATTTCTTATTCCTTAGGTAGAAGATACGAAGATTTAGAACCTGAAGTAAGAGAAGGATTAGATTTAATATATAACACAGTAGACCCTTCTAGTTTAGACGAAATATCAAGTCTAGCTGGACAACATCACGATGCTTTTATTGATGCAATTCTTGCAGGTAAAGACCCTAGAGATATTGTTATTACTGTAGATGATGCAAATATGGAAATACTTGCTGAGTATTCATCAGAAGCAGACTTGTCATACAAAGCTTATCTAGAAAAAGAAGCTAAAGAAAATGGATACAGAGATACAGTATTGACATTAACAGACGAAGCTTTTATGACAGGACAAAGAGCACAGTTAGAAGAAGGTATTATTACTCCTCAACAGTATTTAGATAATATAGATAAAAGATTAAGAGATTTAGACATAGATATAGAAGCATATCTTACAGCACAAGATGCTGGTGAATTAGGTCCTGGTATGATGGGTCCAGCACAAATGCCTTTCAATGAAGTAATTGATGACCCTTTCTTACAAGTAAGTGCTTTTAATTTAGGTTCTAGTAATTACTACGGATTAGGAGATGTAGACCTTAAAGGACCTGTATATTCTAATACAGATGAAATACCACTGTATGAGTATGGATTAGGTAGACAATTATTTGCCAATGCATCTGCTGAAGAAATTATGGAAGTACAGCTTTTATTAGTAGAAGCAGGGTTTCTAAAACCATTTAGTTTTGTTTATGGTGTTCTTGATAACAATGATGGTGGAACTGTACAAGCTATAGAAAGTGCTATGTCAAGATTTAATATTAATGGAGAAGCTGTAACAAGAGAAGATTTATTAAGCATAATGTCATTACCTGGTGCTAGTCCACAAAACTTAACAGTATTTATTAAAGAGTTTTACAAAGATACACTAGAAGATTATGCATTTGGTACTGATAACTTTGAAACTTCTGACAGCTATGGAGTTAATTACAATAGTGTATTTACATACATTAAACCTAATTTCTATAATGCTAAAGGAACAATAGAAAATGCTATACAAAAAGGATTAGGTAGACCTGCATCACAAGATGAAATAGATGCTTATGTTAGTTTTATTAATAGAACTTCGTATGACTTACAGAAAAAGAATTACGATATTAATAATGCTAATATACAAAAAACATTAGATGCAGAAAGAACTAGAGCACAACTAGCTGGAAGTGGAATTGATTACAATCCTGAAGTTACATTAGAACAACCACTATCAGGTGAAGCTTTAGCTTCAGCAGTTGGTAACGAATTTGATAAATTTATACAGGATAGATATGGAGATATGTTACAGGGTCAAAGGGCTTCTGCTCTTTATAATGACACTTACGCTAATGTTCTTACCAACATTGCAAACCTCGGCAACTACATTAAAGGTAGATAGCGTGCATAGTTCTTACCACGATAATTACGACACAGAAGATTTGATGTATATTATTTATGGTGCTGCTTATTATTTAAAAACAAATGGATTTGTTCTTAAAAATACAGATGTAAACCCTGACCCATATGATGAAAATGGTATGGTTACATTAATATCATTAGCTCTAGCTGAGCATAGAACAGGAGATAATTCTACTGATGGTTATGCTCGTAATGTAAGAGGTGCTAAAAATGCTAATGGAACATATGACCACGGTCTTTGGCAAATTAATTTAAATTACAGCAATCTTAGTTATCTAAATAGTACACAAGGTAAAGATGGTGTAAATTCTAATATACCTGCATTCAAAGGTAAGACTAGAACTGAAATCAAAGAAATGATGTACAACCCTTACTATAATGCTATGGCTGCAATAGCTTTGTCACAGCTAACTGTTGGTCCTGAAAATTCACAAGGTATAAACAATTGGTCTACTAGTTCTCTTATAGGAGAAGATAGCGTATATCATCAAGAAGCAAAAAATAAATTAGATATACATAACAAGGTAGAAGCATTTAGTGCAGAAAGATTAGAAGAAAGAGTGTTAGAAAGTTTAGATATTCCTAGATATGTATATGACCCTGATGCTGAAGATAATACTTATAAGTTACAAGATGTACCTACAGAACCAACAATTACAATAACAACAGAAAATGCTAGTGCATTTGAAGAATTAATACAAAAAGGTGCAGATAAAGTAATGGAAGCATCTAATAAAGTTAAAAAAGTTACAAAGCCTTACTTTGCTTTTTTAGATTTATTAGGTGATAACTTTAAAGATAGTTTGGAGAATTTGCGTGGACCCCAAGATTATTAAAAAAAATATAGACAGTGCTGTTGCAATTGCAAGACTTAGAAGAAGATTGCGTGAAGTACAGAAAAATTATAAAAAATGAGTGAAGAAAATAAAAGAATAGAAGAACTTCGCAATGAGATGAGGACATTAGATGATGTAATATCTTTTTTTGAAGACGTAGCAAAGGATGCAACTGGTGATAAATTAGCATTTATTAATTCAAAAATTAATACTCTCAAAAATGATTTAATAAAACTATACAAGGAACATTTAGATTTAACAGGAGAAAATCCTCCTGAAGGTTTAATATCACGTCCTGTAAGTAAACAAGACCGTTTAAAAGAAATAGATGAAGAAATAGCTGCATTAGAACTTGTCAGTAAAGATGTAACTATGTCTGAAGAAGAAATAGCTATAGCATCAAGTAAGATTGCAGAATTAAAATTTGAAGCAGATGATATTATGAATATGCTAACTTCAGAAGCAGATGACCCTAACACACCTTCAGAAAGAGAATTAACAGGTGAACGTCTTACTGAACCTAGTCCTGACTTAGATGATGCATTAGATAATGTAGAACGTACTATGCTAGACGAAGGTAATACATCTGTAGATGATTTAGGTTTTGTTCCTAAAGTACTTTCAGAAAAAGAGAAAAAAGTAGAAGAAATAGAAACACTACTTGGTGAAAGGTATAAAGAATTTATAGCAAAAGACCCTGGTGATACAGAACCATTTTCTATTTTAAAAGGTACAGGTCGTCCATCTTTTGAAATATCTTTACTACCAGGCTCAGATGAAAAGTTCTTGTTACTTGATTTACTTACTATAGACCCATCTAAACAAAGCTCAGGTGCTGGTAGTTTAATTGTTGGTGAACTTGTTAGGTGGGCAGACGAAAACGATATGCACGTTATTGCTACACCTGTAAGTGGTAGAGTTCAAGATGCTATGGAAAAGTATGGAGGACAATATATAGACCTTTTAGGATATCATTATTTTGGTTGGAAAAAAGACGAAGTAATAGAACTAGCCAAAGAAAGATTTGTTGCATCTCATCCTCAAGTTGTTACAGAAATGAATAATTATATAAGAGATATATTAGCGTTAGATGATGAAATGTTTAATGCTTTAGTAGAAGCTAGCGGTGAGAAAGACGGAGTATTAGTTACAAAAATTAGAGGTGGAGAAATAGATAATCCATCAGCTTTACTCACTTATGTAGAAAATACAGGTGGATTAGGTTTAGTTAATGTTATGAATGCACCTCCTGCTCCTGGTGCTAGTGTGTCTGCTTTACCACCAAGAGGAGATATTGGAACTCCATTTTATGAAGTATATGGCAATCTAACAAATGTTGCTTCAACTCCTATGGACAAATGGCTTACAAATACAATAGCTGGACAAAGATTTGTTCTTAGTTTAATAGCAAGATTTAATAATGCTCCTGATACAATTCACGATGTAGAGAGTTTGCGTGAAGGCATAAGCAAAGAAATATCTGAAATGATTAATTATACAGTAGATGATAATGTTAATAAACAATACAATGCAGGCAGAGCAATAGAAGTAGATTTAAATTCTATTCACAATCAATATGCATCTGACCTTGACGCAGGTATTAGTGAAGGATTAGCAAAATATATACACGAACAGATTTATGATAACGATGCAAGAAACCTAATAACATACAATAATCCATTTACAGGTATCGTTATAAATAATGATATGAACAGTAATGCACCTTTAAGTATGACAGCTAATGAAAATGGAATGATGACTATTTATAGAGCTATGAATGATATAGACGCATCACTTGGTTTAAGAGAAACAAACGTAACAGGTGGTGGACTTTCTGCTAAAGGTTTTGGTAGGTCTAGTTATTTTACATCTAGTGCTAATTATGCAAATGCATACAAAGGTAGAACGAATTATGTTGGTGGTGAAATATATGAAGCTCAAATTAATATTAATGATTTAGAAATAGGTGCTGGTTCTATTATAAACCTGCAACATCCTATAGGATTGTACCCTGAACTTATCTTTGAATTTAATGAAATAGCAGAAAGTGAAATAATAAATATTAATGATAAAGTTGATAGAAAAAAGACTATTGAGGAAGTATGGTTTAATAACAACTTATCGGATGCTAGCACATCTGATGCAAGACTAAATGACCTAGTTAAACTATTAAAAGATTTTTTTGATTATCAAGTTATTGTTAATATGCATACTGGTCCTGGTCAGGGTATAATTAAATCCTACCTAGATGCTACAGGTTTTGTTGAACAGACTAGTATACATCCTCAGTGGGCAGAAGGTGCACCTATGCCAGTAGATGAAATTATATTTATAGATACAAAAACTCTGACAGACAAAGTTAAGATTGTAGGTAAAGTTACAGAAATAGGTTTTGGTGTACCAAAAACTGAACCAATTGAACCATTACAAAAAGTAGTTCAAAAATTAATTAACAGAGCTTTTGAAGATTTTAATACACCTGATTTAAAAGGTGAAGGTGGTGCTGTAAGTGTAGTATCAAGAATGCAAGATATATATCGTACCTTAGATTTAGAGTTAAGCAATAGACCTGATGAAATAAGACTAGCAAACTTAGAACTACTAGAACAAGTTAATACATTAAGAAGAAATATTCAAGCTGTTATGAATGAAAATGGTGGTTATAAATATGCAACTATTGAACAAATTCAAAAGGGAGTACAGTATAGAGATGTTTCTACTGTTGTTAGATATGAGACAATGGGTATATGGGACCCTAGAACTGAAACATACAAGTCTATTACAGATATTATATCAGAAGGATTTAACCACAAAAATTCATTTATACACGAATACTATGTAGATAAAAATGGACAGGTCAAAAAAAGAATGCTAATGATTGACCAAAATGATTTTAGTTCAATAACACCTTTTAATAATAAAAAGGTACCTGTAATAGATGAAGCAGGAATGAAAGATAATATAGGATACTTTAGTAACTATGAATTAGCTTGGGTTCCTAATAATAGATTAGGTGAATTTGAAAGTAAATTTAATATAGACAGAATAATCTCTTTAGAAGCAGGTGGTCCTTTATTAAAGGGAAAACAGTTTTACGATGAAGGTAGGCTTAGTGATGAATTTAAAGAATTAATTAGTAGACCTGATACAACATTAGAGTTTAATATTACACACGCTTCTCCACATCACAAGATAAGCATCAATGACGTACAAGGTGGTTATGACCCTATGGTACCTGTAGTAGATAGAACAACAGGAGAGGTTAAATTTATGCCTACACCTGATAGTAGAAATCAAGAATACCTTGTAGGATTGAGTACATCATTTGAAGATGACATTATTTTTAATAAATACAGTTCTATAACAGGTAAAAGTATTGGTAATCCTGCAAAGAATTATTTTACAGTTAGATTGAATACAGACAATTTGTATACTTTAGATGACATAAGATTTAATTGGATTAACAAGTTTTCTATTAGTGATGCTGCTAAAGCTATGGATGTACCACCTAGTGTAGTTATTGAAGCTTTTGAAAATGCCAACCTTATAATGCCGTCTAACCGTAGACTTGTTGATGGCTTTATGATTAAAGCACATAACTCTGATGGTGTTAGACAATTTTATTATAAATTTAAAGAAGCTGCAAAAAACATATTAAGTTATAAAACTGACCAAATCAATCCAACGGTTACAGCTTTAGATATTACAAGACTAATGAGAGGTGGAGGTATTGAAGCATTGGTTGAAAATCCAAATATGTATTTTGGTAACTTTGAAGAACTTATGTTGTTAGACCCTAATGACCAAGCAGGTATAGGTAAAGCTATAGATATAATAGATATAGATGAAGAAACTTATAATTTAAATAGAGATAGTTACAAACTTATTTCACAATCAGAAGTAGAAAACAATCCGCTTAGAAACTATGAAGATATAGATAAGAATATAAAACAAACTTCATTAGATGAAGCATATGACATAAGGATTAATTTTGAAAGTGGATTTAATACTGCTGAAACAGAAGCATTAGGTCTTAAAGGAGACTTACCTGAATTTGTAGCTAACAGTGTACTTAGTGATGATGATGCTAGAAAACTTATAGAAGTAGGAGAAGCTATTATTACAGCACCTGAAGCAACACCATTACTTACATCTGCAGGTACTACAATAGATTTGTTTACATTGCACGAAAATGCATACAATAACCTTGCTAACGTCACAGCTTTAACTGAAGTAGAATATCACACTGTTAGAGGAATACTAGACAAAGATGCTAAAGCCGTAGTTAAAGATGCATCAGGTCCAGGAGGAGCACCTAGAAGTGTAGTACAACAAAGTGTACAAGCACAAGTAGATGAAGCTTTAAGTAAGATTACACCTGGTCTTATAGATGACAGTGCTAAATGGAAATTACTACAAGGTGCTAGAAATAAATTAGCATACTCAGCAGGACTAAGAGGAGCAGCACCTACTGGTTTAATACTATTAGACCTATATGAAATAGCTTTATGGGGTGGTGCGTTAGCTTACGGTACTAGTGATGCTTGGTCAGCAGAGTTTGAAAATATAGTTAAAGGTGTAAGTAACAAAGTTTTTGGTACAGCATACACAATGGAAACACCTGGTGAAATAGATTATGAAAAACTTAATAATACTTTACTGTTTGCAGAAAAAGCATCGCCTACTGAATGGGTACTTGGTCCTATTATAGATGACTATAAAGGTGTTAAGTATGCTAATAGTCCTGGTCGTGGTAATGATGATGATGATAATAGACAAGTAATAGATACATTAGGTGCCTTAAATGATGTAGAACCTACAGAAGTTCTTGCACCTGTACAACTAGGAAATACAGAAGTTTATGTAACAGGTAAAGGTACAGGACCTAATGATATATATAGTGATGGAACTATAAGTCAAGGTAAAGGTGTTGGTACTTGGTGGTCTAGATATTTTGATTATCAAAGGTTTTCTAACAATAAACAGTTCTATAATAGAAACAATGATAAAAAACAAGACAACTTTGAAACTGATATGTTTACCACTAATTTATATAGTACTGATAATAACAGTGATTATTGGAGGAGGGATTACTAATGTCGTATCCAATTGAATATATTAATCCACAAACAGGTGAAGAACAAATAGCAAATAGTCCTGAAGAAGAAATTAATCTTTCTAGAGGGGGCTTTGTTGTTAAAACAAGTAAAGGTAATCAACAAATTGGTACTGAACCTACTGGTTGGACTTTCTCAGATAGAATGGTTGCAGACTATGTTTATGTAGATAGCAATGGTAAAGTCTTTTTCTTATATAACATAACATCAGTAACAGGTGACCCAACATACATTATGTATGAAGCTACTGGTTTATCTGAAGGTGACTACAACACAAGATGGGATAACGATAGTTTAGGTAATGAAAGATATGGACCTCAAAAATCTTATGTGTTACCTGAAGAATGGAATGTAATAACAAGTGAAGGTACTACAGGTACTCCACTTACAATGCATAACTTTCAAATAACTAAAACAGCAGAAGGAACAAACCTAGGTGATTGGATAGGTATGACAATGGATGGATTACACGAAATCTATCCATTTTTATATGAACAAGTTGAAGGTAGATTACCTGCTTTAGCTTTAGTATTTAACTCTATTATAAGTGGTAAAGGTATTACACAAGAACAAATGACACTAGCAGGTGTAGGTAAAGGATTTACTAAATTAAAGTTAGCCTACTTAAATGCTATTATTGCTGCTGTTGATGGTGACCCTAGTACATATAATCTAATAGATAAAGATGGTAAATTAGTTACTGGAGTAAATCAAGAGTATTTAGCATTAGAACAAAAAGTAGAAACAGGTATGAATAATGCATTAATTAAATTAGGTATAGATGTTGATGTATTTAAAAAAGACAATCCTGAATTATACAAATCACTTCTTACTGCTTTAAGTATGGGAGATATAGAATACGATTTTGCTACTGGAGATACTTCACAGTTTGAAAAATATCTAGGATATAAACTAGGTATACAAGGTTACAAGGTAGAAAAAGACAGTGCTATATATACACTATATGCAGGTGTTGATGCTAAAGTTAATGCACCTGGACAGTTTAATGCATTTGTAGATTATGATACATTTAGAAGTTCTGAAACTGCAAAAGATACATTGATACAGTACATAGGTATTGCTGCATATAATGCACTACCTGAAGAAGAAAAGACTAGATTAATAGGATTGTATTCTACTAATCAGAATGCTGCATTAACAGAGTATCAAAAGTTATTTGATAGTGACCCTAGATTTGAAAAGTATTCAGGTAAAAATCTAAACTATGTTCAAGTAGTAGGTAACTATAAGAGTAGTTATAGAAATATATTTGGTGAAGATGCAGATGAAGAAGACCCAGTATTCTTAGATACACTAGGTATGAGTATTGCAGATACTAATAAATCTTTTAGAACACACGCATATAAAACAGGTAATGAAAAATTTATGAGAGATATGGCTGTAAACATTAGGAACAGCTTAGGAGGAGTAGTGATATAAATGGCAGTATCAAATGAAGTCTTAACAAGATACTCAGTAAATAGAAGTTTAAGAAAAAAAGGATTAATTTATATTTACAATAATGGTGATTATTTAGAACCAATTAATAATGATGCAGATTTTATTGCAGCTATGGAAGCAGGTGGTATTGCAATATCTGAAAACTTACATCGTACTGAAATGTATGGTGTAACTGGTACACCTGAAAGTAGAAATCCTTTGAATGATGGTGACCCTAATAGTGGGTTTGATTACACAACTGGTGACGGACAAGGTGGTGCTGCAGTAACAAAAGATGGTGTAAGTATGACTAAGAATGAAGTGTATCAACTTCTACCTTGGCTTAGAAGATTTGCTGGTGCTGATGCAGATAAACTTGTAGAAGCATACATAAATGGATATATAGAAAGTGATGGTAATGTTACAGTAGCATTGAATGAATTAAGATTTGGTGAAGGTGCAGATGCTTATAGTAGAGTGTTTGCAGGCATTATAGATGAAGATACAGGCTCATTAAAAATGACAGAAACATCATACATTGCAGGGTTAGAAACTACTTTGACTACATTAACTGAGTATAACTTAGGTGGATATGCTAGTGCTAAAGGTAAAGAAGTATGGGCTACATTAGTTAAAAACAATGTATCTCCTGAAATATATAGAACTAGAGTAGCAGTAGCATATGACTTACTTAAAGAAACAGATGTTGATTTAAAGAATAGTATTATAAATCAATACAATGAATACTTTGCAAGAGAAACAGGGCAACCAGTATTTATGGATGATAGTAGTATATTAGCTTTAGCTATTGACCCTAATGCTAGTGCAGATATTATTCAAGGAAGATTAAATGCTTCAGAACTAGGTGCCATATATTCAGGCACTGTAGGTGAAAAGATTGATTTAGCTAGTATAGAAAGATATATTGGTGCAGGTGTAAATACACGAGATGCCAGTAAAACTTTTCTTGATGCTAGTGTCACCGCTAGAATGTATGGTAGATTGTCTAGAAAGTATGGTAGAAATACTAACCTAGGAAAAGTATCTAGTATCTTAGAAGAACAATTGTTTGGTGATGAATTAGTATCAGGACAAATTAAGTCTATAGCAGCACAAGCATTGTCTGAAAGCTCACCTGGTATTGGTGCAGCACAAACACAAGGTGGTCAAGTTATAGGCTTGACAGAAAATTAAAAGGTAGTACCATATATAGTACTGCGTGGTGAGTTCCGCAGGTTATAAATAGGGTCACAAAATTCGGCAGACCTTCCAAGGTAGTCTGTCTGTTGTTCTAAATCCTTGTCGTAAAACACCCCTTTAAATTACCAAGCGATTTATATATAGGGTTAAAAGTATGCTTGAGAACATTAGGAGAGATAAATTATGTCAGAAGATAAAACAAACGCAGATGAATTTAGCGGTGGATTAGCAGAACTAAGAGCTGAGTACAAGAAGCTTAAAGCTGAAAACAAGGAACTTAGGTCAGATGCTATGGGTACTGCTTTATCATCATTAGGACTAGAAGCAGATAAAGGTATAGGTAAAGCTGTATCTAAAATGTATGATGGTCCAATTAGTGTAGATGCTATTAAAGCATATGCTTCAGAAGAATTTGGATTAGGCGACAGTGAAGTTGCAGCCCAACCAAGTTCAGATGATACTGTCGTAGACAATACAGTAGCTGCACAACAGCGTGTGCAGAACTTACAAAGTTTAGGAGTGTCAGAAGATGCTAAAGATATCTTCCATACATTCCAAGAAGTTCTTAAAGAAGCTGACGGAAATGTAAGAAAATCTATCACTGCAAAATTGCAGATGATGGAAGGACTAAAACAACAAGACAATTAAGTTAGGAGAATTAAATGGCGGAAATATCGCTAACCAATAATACAATTTACGCTAAGCAAATTAATAACTTTGCTGGTGAATTGTTTAGAGTTGGTGGTCAGAGAACTCCTTTTACTGCTGCTGTAGGCGGAATGACAGGAGGTGGAAAAGTTTTAAACTCCACTTTTTGGCAATTCCAAACTGCTGATACAGCATCCATTACTTCAGCTCCAACTGTTGGAACTGAAGGTGGACAACCTACAGAGTATCTTGGAAGGGACAGAGTATCATATACTGCTGTAACACAAATCTTCCAAAAAGGTGTAAAGATGTCATACACAGCTTTGGCATCTACTGGCAACCAAAATGTATTTGATGTTAGTAACAACGCTTTCAATATCTCAGACGGAAATGCAGGAAACACTGCTGGTGATAAACTAGCACTATTTGGTGGTTCCCCAATTCAAGATGAGTTTGCAGAGCAAATGGAACTAGCACTTGACAAACTAGCCAAAGAGGTAGAATGGTTTGCAATTAACGGTGTCTATAATGATGGTACTGGTGCAGACTTTGCTGGTACTGGAGACAGAGGTATGAGAGGTTTAGATGCTCACCTAGGATTAACAGGTGGCGTATCTTACGATAACCAATCAGGTGGTGTAGACCAAGTACTACATTGGGACACAATCGCAGGAGCATTGAAAGCTATGTATGACGCTAAGTCTGCAATGAAGCAACCAGTGCTTTTGATTAACCCAGCACAATTACTTTCTTTAAACAAAGAATTAATAAACCCTACCGTTTCAGGTGTTATTACACCTGCTATCTTACCTAGAGATAGAAATGTTGGTGGTGTTGATATTGATACAGTTATCACACCATTTGGAAACATTGGTCTTATGGTATTGGACCCTGATATATTACCTGATAACAAGTGTTATATCGTGGACCTTGCCTTCGTAAGCCCTGTGTTTACAAACATTCCTGGTAAGGGAACTGTATTTGTTCGTGACATAGACCAAGATGACTATGCACGAGTTGCAAAAGCAATTTATATGGAAATGGGATTTGACTTCGGTCCTCCACAGAACCATTGTAAAATTACAGGTGTAACACCTGCATAATAGCTTATGACTTTTAGGGGAGAACTCCACCTCTCCCCTTTAAGTCTGCTAAGATAAGGAACGATATGATTAGAACAATAGGCAAAGAAGCTTTAATTGATGTATCTGCAGATGCAAGTAATTCATTAACTGTAAAGACAGATGGTATGTTGTTGTCAGGAATTATATTTCCTGCTAGCTTTACAGGAACAAAGGTTACTTTTGATTTTTCTTTAAACGGAACTACTTGGCACGATGTTGTAGAAACAGATGGTAGTGAAGTATCTTATACAGTAACTGCTGGAGATGCAGTAAGAGTAGACCCTAGTGGTTGGGCTTTTGCATCAGCAGGATATATTAGAATTACAAGCAACGGAACAGAAGCAGCCGATAGAGCTATAACATTATTATTTAGAACTAGCTAGGAGGTACAATGAGTAGTAACATTGGCGACCTAGTTGATAGGACTTACAGAGAATATTTAGAACCAATGGATGATGTTGTTAGTTATACAACATTAGAAACTGGTATTAGTGCATCTGATACTACAGTTGTATTCAATAATAATTTACTTAGTGTTGAAGAAGAAGATGCTTTAAATGCTGGAACTATTATTGAAATAGATAGAGAACTTCTAGTATGTACTGACTTAAATACTACTACTAATACTATTACAGTTACTAGAGGTGCAAGAGGTACTACTGCAGCTATACACGATGCTGGAGATATAATTAAGATATCACCTCCATTTCCTAGACAAAATGTTTTTGATGCTGTATGTGACCAAATAAAAAATATGTATCCTACTTTATTTGCTACAGAAACTAAATCTGTAACAGCTAAATCAGGATATATTATTTTAGATGGTGCAAATGATAACTACTTAATTACACCACTCAAAGCAATATCACAATATACTGATTGGTCTGCAGGTTCTGATGAAACAGGTATAGGATATACAGGAGTAAGTTGTGAGCTAATAGATTTGCCTAATCCTTTTACATATACTGACGCTACAGGTACAGAACAAACTCTTACATACTCAAACAATGGACCTAATAAAGTTAATGCACTGCAAGTTTATGGTATTAGTGCAGGTCAAGAAGTTTATGTTACTTTTAAAAAGAAGTTTATAGAACCTACAACAGAAGAAACAAGTTTATCAACTATTGGTTTAGAAACAGAATATGAACCTATTGTTATGGCTGGTGTAGCAGCACAGTTAGTATCAGGTAGAGATATACCAACAGCTACTGCTGATTACATTACAGACCAAATGCAAGTACAAAATTTTCCTGTTGATAGTGCAACTAGACTTCGTAATTCATTATTACAATATCAAAGAGTTTTACTTCAACAAGCACGAAAGGACCTAAGAGCTAGATATCCTGAGCCTGTTACTATTAACAGCATAAATTACACTAACTAATGCCTAGAATACCTTCTACTAATTTTATTGGTAAACCTAAAAGTTATGGATATGATGCAAGGCTTGATACTATGCTTCTAAGAACTGCTATAGGACCTGGCAGAGAAATGACAATACAATCATCAGATGTACAAGAACAAGGTATTAATGTTAAACAAAACGCTGAGGACTTTACATCTAACTTAGGTCGTATATATTCAAGAAATAATTTTACAGGTGGTCAAGGTTTAGATACTGCACACAGAGCTAATGGACAGCCTAATGATAGTACAAGATTTTGGGATAGTAGAGGTATAGATGTTTTTCACGGAGAAGATGAAGTATCATACAACATACACTTACTACATAACACTACATCACTAGAAGTTACTGGCTCAAATTTATCAGACAATAGTTTCTTAGTTAGAACAAATGGTGATAGTGGAGAAACATTATGGTTAGCTAGTGGTGCAAATATTTATGCAAGTAGTAATGGTGGAACTACTTGGACACTTTCTTTAACTGCTGGTTATGACATAACTGGTATGGCACCTTTTGGTGGTACTTTGTTTATTACTGCTGGAAGTGGAACTAATACAGAGTTGCAACACTATGATGGTTCATCTTGGACTAATGAAAGTTTAGGCAGTGTTATATCAGGATATTTGAATAACATATTTGTAGAAAAAGGTTTTGTGTTTGTAGCTGGTGTATCTAATGGTACACACTACTTATGGCACGCAGACCCAATAGCAAGGAACTTTAATAATAAATTTACAACTGCTTCATCTGATTTAGTTGTAACTGCTGAAGCTAAGTTTACTAGTGCTGCTGATGCAGGTGCAGTTGTACTTGTAAGTAATGAGAATGGTAAAGTTTATTCTATTAAAGACAATGGTGGTACACCACAAGTTAAAGGTCAAAGTAAAGTATCATTTGAAAAAATATTTACAATTGCTGCAACAGAAGGAATAATATTTTTAGGAACACAAGAAGCTACTAGAACAGTAGGCAGATTATATAGAGCACAGCTTGTTGTAGCTGATGATTTATATGTACTAGCTAATAGACAACTTATAAAAGAATGGTTTGCAGATGGTGTAGATACTACACCATATAGTATGTTTGTATCTAGAGATAGTGTGTATATGGGAGTTTGTGAAGCTTCTAATGAATTAAATCTGTGGCGATACTACTTACCAACAGGTGGTTTGGCTAGAGATTTATTAACAGTAGGTACAGGTAAATGCAGAGGTATCACACAATCAGATGGTATGTTTCTTATATCAGTATCAGGTCATAATGTATTTAAAGAGCAGACTACATACGAAAGTACAGGTTATATCATAAGTTCTGCAGCAGATTTTTACACAGCAGAAAGAAAACAGTTTGTAGGTGCAGCAGTATCTACACTAGAACTACCTAGTGATACAGATGTAGAACTTAGATTTTCTAATAAATTTGAAGATTTAGACAATCCTGATAGTACTGGATATAAGCTTGGACTAAAACAAAACCACGGTGCAGGTGATGCTGAGAAACAGATTACACCTGTAGCTAGATACATTATTGGTAAGCTAGTACTAAATAGTCACTTACAACAAGACACACCTAAAGTTAAATCATTTCAGTTTCGTGCATTAGCTAGACCTGAACTTGTAGTTGTAAGGGTACCTATAAATATTTCAGATAGAGTAGAAAGACCTAATAGAAAACCATTAATTGTAAAAGGTTTAGGTGATAGTTTATACAATGAACTTAGAGGAAAAGAAGGTGACAGTATAACATTAGAACTATTTGACCCTGCTGAAGTTGTCAAAGGTGTAGTAGAAAATTTAAGTTATCCTATAACAGTTAATACTGAAAGAGGTTCTGTTACTACATATGCTGTACTTACAGTGCGTGGAACAAGAGTTCCTATTGTTTCTGATGTATCATCAAGAGTTGTATTTGGTATAGAAACATTAGGTGTAATGAGATTTGGAGGTTAAAAATATTATGTTAGGATTATTACTATGTCAATGCTAACTATTATGAAAGAAGGTGGTAGCCTTCAAATAGATACTATTGGTAACTTACCTATTGATGAAGATATTGATTTTACTGACGATGTAAGTTATTCTGCTATAATAGGTCTAGCAAGTTTTGGACTATCAAGACTTGGCGATACAGTTAATACGGAGAAGAAAACATAATGCCAGCAAGAGAAGTAAACTTAGCTAACTTTTTTGAAACAACAGCAAATGGAAATATTGGTGCATCTGATACAACTATTACATTAGATGCAGCACCTACATCAGATGGTACTAACCCTATAGCAGGACCATTCTATTTAGTAATAGACCCTGATAGTTTAACTAAAAGAGAAGTAGTTTATGTAGAAACCATATCAGGTTTAGTATGTGATTTAGTAACCACATCTAACAGAGATATTGAGAATAGACACGCAGCAGACCCAAGTCACGATGATGGTGTAACCATTCGTATGTCTGTTGTAAAAGAAATGATAGAGGATGTACACGATAGAATTAATGACGTAGCTTTAACAGGTGAAGTAACAGGTACAATAGCATCAGCTACACAAGATATAGCTACAACATTAGCTAGTGGTATAGATGCTACTAAGATTGCAGATGGCTCTGTAACAAGCACAGAGTTTCAATATATAAATACATTAAGTTCTAATGCACAAACACAATTAGATGCTAAGTTAGACCATACTGGTGGTACATTAACAGACGTAACTGAAACAGTACAAGCTGTAACAAGTTCTAGTGGAAATGTAGATGTAGATTTAGCATCAGGAAATGTCGCAACAATTACATTAACAGAAGCAATTACCTCAATAGACTTTACAAATGTTCCTACATCAGGTGTTGCAGTAGCACAATTAATTATTACACAAGACGCAGCAACAGCTTATGGAGTTACATTATCTGTAACCGTAAATGGTGCTAGTGCAGTTACTGCTAATACAAGTGGTAATGGAGGATTTGCTATGAGTACTACATTAAGTACAGTAGATATTGTTTCATTCTTATTTGTAAACGGTGGTACTCCTCACGTCACATTCCTTCAGGATATGAGAAACTCCTAGGGTGCTATGCCTGTAGGTGCATATAAATTTGCTTTCATATCAGTAGGAGATGCTGATGGTCCTGTATGGACAACTGCTGCAGGTAATGTAGGTACATTTAGACCTGGTGTTGCTATATCATCACAAGATAGCAACATAACTTTACAAGCTGCAGACGAAGCAGGTAACGGAGAAAGCTTTGCAATCACTTCAGGTTCATTACCTTCAGGATTGTCAATGGTAGATAATGGTAATGGAACTGCTACAATTAGTGGAACACCAGGACAAGTTACAAGTAGCACTACAAGTACTTTTACAGTAACTGCTAGTGATGACCTTGGTAATGAAAGTCCAAGAGAATTTAATATAGTAATAGAACCTAACTACTTTGGTGACAGTAGTGATGGTGCATTCAATGACGGTAACGATTAGGAGTAAATAATGGCAGCATATACTTGGTCAGTAACAAATCCAAATGGATATGATGGCGATATGGTGGTAAGACAATATTCATCTTTTAATTTAAGTAGTGGTAATACACTTACACCTGCTAATAGGTGTAGAGGTGTTATGATATTTGTAGATGGAGATGCAACTATTAATGGAACTATCACTGTATACGGTGGTTATGGTGGTACTCCTGCTGATACTTCTTGGAATATGCATTGGATTAAATCAGGTCAAACAGGTTCATTTACAAACTCTACATCACAATGGGGAAATGGTAGTACAGATGCTAATGGCATACACCCTGACTTAACAGATATATTTTCTAAAATGCCTGCAACTTCAGGTAACTCTTTTAATGTATTCTCAGGTTCTAACACAGGAGATGGTTCAGGTGGAACAGGCTATGGTGGTGCAGCAGGAAACAACCCACAAGATAGCAAGAACCAAGGTTCACCTTATGCAGGTGGAGCAGGTGGAAACGGTGATATTGGAGCAGGAGACAGCGAACAAAGATATGGTGGTCGTGGAGGTAATGGTCAAACAGGTGGTGCATATCCAATGGGTTCAGGTGCAGGAAACCCTTCAGGTTCTCCGTTTTCAGGTGCTAGTTATTCAGGAGGATTATTCGTAATGGTAGCTAGAGGTAACATTAATGGCTCAGGAACAATATCCTGTCCTGGTGGAAATGGTGGTAGTGCAGGTTGGGGTGGTTCAGAACCTTTATACTCTTACGGTGGTGGTGGCTCAGGTGGAGGTAGAATTATTCTTTTAGCAGGTGGAACAGTATCAGGTTCAATAACTACAAATGTAAATGGTGGTAATGGTGGTTCAGGTAACTCAGGTGCTAAAAACCTTAGGATAAATGGTAGTCGTGGAGCTCACGGAACTACACAGAAAGTATCTAGTATAGGAGCATAATGGCAGCTAACACAGAACCATATGATTTAGACATAGTATGTGTAGTAGTAGATGATGTAAGAAGATGTTTTTCTATTACTAGTAACAGAGATGATATGGCAGTATGTCAAGACACTGTAACAAAACCTGCTACTGATTTAGAGTGGTACTATGAATTACTTAAACAAACAACTTGTGACCCTGAAACAAATGCACCTATGGTAAGGGATTGGTAATGGATTACGATACACTAATAGAACCATTTGTAGGATTAGAAGATTGGCAACCTATACATCACTTTGATTACTTAGCACATTATGATGGACACGCTACAATAACAGCAGAAGCCTTGGCTGAAATGTTTATTAAACAAGTAGATAACTGCAGCAGGTTTCAAAATATGACAATACAAGAAGCAGGAATAAGTAAACAAGACATAACAGAACTTAGAGATTTAGATTTACTTTAACAATAGAAAGGTGGAGTAATGAAAGACAAAGTAATCTTTGTATCAAAATACGATGGACTAGAATTAGTACCTGAATTAAAACCATACCCTAGTGCTATGCATATGCCTAGTTGGTATAAGAAAGTTCCTAGACTATTTGAAGGACAACAACCATTTGAACCAGGTGGAACTGTAAGAAGATGCCCTAGTTATAAGGATTGGTTTTCTAATGGGTTTATAATACCTAATTGGTGTGATGTAATACTAGCTAACAATGGTATTAACTGGAGATGGACAACTTCTGTTGAGGGATTTGAATGGGATTTTCACGACAATAAACAGTTTGTAGATTGGATACCTGAAGAAGCAGGTGTCAATGCAATATATAAAGCTATATGTCCTTGGACTATTATTACACCACCAGGTTGGAGCATACTACAATTGCCTGTTTACTATGACTACAACACTGATTGGGAAGTATTACCAGGTGTTATACACACTGATGTTCACCACGAAGTTAATCCACAAGTAGCTTTGTATGGTGATAAAGAATTAATAAACATTAAATCAGGTGTACCTTTTTTTCGTATAGTTCCTTTTGAAAGAAAGAAGTTAGACTTTGAAGTATATGGTAAAGGTCAAGCACCTAAGAAAATACTAGAAGATATTAAAAGAAGGCACCTAAGATTAATGACTTCCTTTCGTGGTAACTATAGAAAAATTATTAAACTAGAAGATTATAAATAATGTGATACAATTCCAAAGTATGGAATTTATTATTGTTTTTGCTTTAGGTTATTGTTTTAAAGATTTTACATCTTACCTTAAACAATTAGTAAATGATATTAATTTTAATAAAGAGTTTAAAACTATTATTGATTTAGATAATGAGTGGAGTAAGGATGACCTACCATAGTGTCTAGCGAAAAATATCAAAACGGATTTACACAGAAGGAGTTAAATATAATGATATTAGAAAAGCTAGATAAAATAGAAGAACAGCTTGATACTAAATTAGACAAATCAGAGTTTCATAAAATATTAGGATTAGTAGGCACAGTAGCAATAGTTATTAGTGCTTACTTAATGTAAACAATGGAAGAAGATTTTACACTACCGCAAGATATGTTCACAGATAATCCTGTATTCGTAGATACATCACAAGAGTTTGATGATGATTGTGGAGATGCTTGCAAGATATGATAAAAAAAATAAAAGATAACATAGGTTTAGTTGCAACAGCAGTAGCTCTTATGGGTTCTGTTGGTGCAGGTTTAGGTACTGCTGCTGAGATAGTCAATACACTTCAAGGTATTGATGAGCGTATGGATTTTATTGAACAAGACTTTGGTAGGTTAAAAGAAGAAACTATGGTAGCTTCTGATATTGCAGTTCTTTACGAAAAGATATTTGATTTAGAACAACAACTTGTTAATGCAGAATACTTAGGAGAACAGATTGCTTATCTACAAGCTGATGTTAATAACCTAAGACAAGATGTTTTAGATAGTGGTTGGGATATAGAAAACAAATATCTTCCTGAGAAATGGGAATGGGATAATCTTGGCGACCAAGTAATTAGATTAGAAACACAGTTACAATCTTTAACAAATGATTTATGGAAGCTAGATGACTATGGAAATAGAATTGCTTGGTTAGAAAGTAATAGATAATATGTGTATGGTAGAAGTAAAAGAAGATGGTTCTTTTGTACAGATATGTAACTGTAAGAATGGGAGTAATAACTGTGAAAATAATAAGTAGAGATAGTTGGGGTGCTAAACCTAACAAAACAAAATTTAGTAAACTAGGAGAAGTAAAAGGATTAGTTATACACTGGTCTGCTTATCCTACTGCAATAGGAAATCAAGCAGAGATGGACCAGTGTAAGACAATACAAAGACTGCATCAAGTAGACAGAGGTTGGAATGATGTAGCATATAACTTTTTAGTAGGAGATACAGGACAAATATATGAAGGCAGAGGATTTGGAAACAGAAGTGCAGCACAAGGTGGCAACAGTAGGGAAGAGATTAACTATAATAACAAGCATTATGTTGCTGTGTGCTGGTTGGGTGGTAGCAATCCTACCGACAAGCCTTCAGATAAAGCTATTAAATCTATTGAGTGGCTCTACGAACAAGTAGGTGGTGAACTTAAACCTCACAGTTTTTTTAAACAAACAGATTGTCCAGGTGATGCTTGGCGACAATGGATTATTGAACACAAATCTCCACAAAAATCAAGTCAAGTAAAGAATAAAATGACTACAGATAAAAAACTAGATATCATTATTGCTAAACTAGAAAACATAGATAATAAACTAAAGTTAGGAAACTTAATAAAATGAGTGAAGAATATAAAGTAATTCTTGAAAAAACTATTTGGACATTTGTGGAAGCATTTATTGGAGCATTGACAGTTGCTCCAATAGTTGGTGTTGATGCTGATGCTATCCAATTAGCAGCTATCGCAGGTGCATCATCTGCTATGGTAGTTGTTAAAGAGTTCGCAAAGAAAAAAATATCTAAATAAATAATAGCAAAGCCGAGGGTGTTATCCTTTCTACCTCGGCTCTTGCTTAATCGCAGATATGTTTTTGTTCTGTTAAATGTTCTCCACAATCCTCACAATGATAACTATATCCTGGTATTGGATGTGACATTAGAAAGGTGCTTCCCCTTCATTAATATCATCTAGTGATTTAGCTTCAGGTATAGTCATACCATTTGAAACTGCTGCAAAGTCTTGCCAACTATTTGGTGTGGCTTTGTTGTCCATCCACCAAGACTTAGCAAACACTTTACCATCTACAGTATCTCCAGCAGTACATTTACCCATAGCTGTACACCTAAAGTCTGGACTTGTTGGCTTTGTTTTTTCACTATCTTTATACCATTTAACTAAAGCACCGCAAGGGCATAACAAACCGTTCTCGTTTATTGCAGGTTCACCGCTTGGGTGCTTGTCAAATTTAACATCACCATATCCTGCTTCAGCTATTTGCTTAATAGGAGAGCCAGTAGAAGAAGCTCCTGACTCTTTAACAACCTCTACTGGTTTACTCTCCTTGGCTGGTACTGATGACGAAGATGAAACCTTACTCATCTCTTCTTTACTCGGTCTTGCTTTATCAGAACCTTGATACTTCCAGTTAGCTAATCCACGACCTATTGCGGAAGTTTCACAGTTCTCCATCCAAGCATCAGCATTGGCAAAGCCACCTTGCCCTTTTGTTTCCTGTGCTATTCCTGTTGATACAGGTAGAACTACTTTACTATCTGTAAATATTTCTGCTTTTATAGTTACACAAGTACCATCATCAGTAATGTGTACTACATTTGTTTCAATCCTACCGTTAGGATTATCTGCCCAAAACTTTTTGAGCCTATCTTCTACAGTTTCATAACTGTCTAAATTGAACTTCGCCATTATTCTCCTTTTTATAAATTATATTGCTTGTTCTTTTTACTCCTCTAGGTTAACAAGATACTCAGCAGTAACTCCTTTGTTGGGTTTTACAAACAAACAATATTGTGATGGTCTACCCATACTTGCAAGTTGTTCTTGTGCGTAACTGTTATAACTTTCAGTAGAGCCATTAACCCATACACGAACATCATTAATGTACAGTGATGTTGGTGTGTGGTAATGACCACATACTGCGTGGGTGAAATCCTCCATTAGCCCTTGTGAAGCTAACGCTTTCCACCCAAGTATTTTTTTATTGTAACCATAAAATGGTAAGCCCATACTTCCACGAATATTATCTCCGTGAAAACATAGGAACTTTGCTTTTCTTCCTAAGTTAGCAACTGCATACCAATGGTTATCAACACCTTCAGGAATTGTAAACTTAATTCGCTTTTCTCCAGCAAACATAGTTTGTAAAATTTTACCTAGCATTCTATCTGCATTAGTTTCAGGATTATAATCACGCCTAGACCTACCACCTAATGCACCGTGATTACCAATAACCCATACACACTCTACTTCATCAAATGCTTCTAACAATATAGTAAAGAAAGTGTGCAGTATTCTTGGTCCATCTACTGTAACTTGTCTATACAAAGAACTGTCAATTAAATGTGCCTGCCCTGGAAATATAAGTTCTCCTTCCACTATGTCTCCCAATGCAAGCACCACACATTTATCAACATTATGTGATTGTCTTTGTATATTAGTAAGTTTGACAATGCGGTGTGCGTATTCAATGACTCTCTTCTCTGCAACTTCAGTGCCATAGTCTGTGGTTCTCTTGGCGAGTTGTATATCAGAGAGCAAAGGTACGCATATCTCTTTGTCTTTATGGTTTTTCTTTAGATTAGGTTTTGTTATCTTAGGAAGTGTTAGAGTAGACATACCATCTCTAGCACCTTGATAAACTGCCTGTATCATATCTGCTTTCTTGTCTTTGAGTTTGTCAATCTGCTTTAATAATCTTTCATTAGTGCGCTTTAGTTCTTTTAACTTATCACTTTCAGCTTCAGCAATTAGCCCTGCTAACTCTTTGTTATGATTTTTTTTCGGCATATTGTTTCTCTAATTTAACTAACCAATGTCTTACTCTGCTATAAGATACTTCAAAGTCAAATTCGTTAGAGAGTATTTCGCTTATAACTCTAGCATTTGCCTTAGCGCCTTCATTAGCAACCCTATTGGATAGTTCATCTATAAAAGGTTTTGCATCTTCTGGTAATCTTAAATACCAGTTAGTCACTCCACCTACTGTATGTGTAGTTGCTTTAGCAAGTAAATCATCTACATTTTTATTTGTGTTATCTATCATACGATAATCATACCATAAGCATTTGCATATGCACACATAAAAATAAAAAAATTATCTATGCATATGCATAAGTAAAGATAAAAAAATAAGGCGCAGGTTTTATCCTGCGCCTTATTTTAGACATAGCTAAGAGAGAGCAACCTAGCTTGTCTATAGATTAATGTACATTAACCTATAAAGTTAGCGTATTGAGTTGCAAACTCTTTAACATACTCAAACTTTTCAATAGGTATGATATTGTGCTTTTTCATAAAGCGCGATATCTCAACCCTGCCTTCATTGTTTAAGGTTTCTGGACAATGTTTTCCTATATACTTGTAGCTATCAGTAGAAACACCAACAACTTGCAAGTCAGTAACCCATATTCTAGGCTCTTCTTGTTGTGCAAGCCATTTAATAGCATCTAAATCAACATTGTTGTTTCCGTGCTTATAAAGTTCAATAAGTGAGTTGTCATCATATTTGCCTTTGTCTGCAATAATACGAATATCACCTTGATACATAACACCATCTCGCTTATCACTCGCGGAATATCCAGTATATCCAGCAATCTTAGAAGCTGGTAGTATTCTGCAAATCTCTCTTAGTTGTTCTATTGACCAAGCCATTGAGCCACTACAATCTATCATTACAGAGCCACCTGCTATTTTTTTCCTACGAGCAAATACTTTCCTATCAGTAAGTATTCTGTGTATATTTCTTGGCTTAACACCAGCATCACTTAGTTGCCTATGTAGTTTTTCCTCAACAACCTTATCCCTTCTGTTAGGAACAAACTTGTGAAGTAATCCTCTACCGTGTACACCTCTACCATAACCTTCAACTTTAAAATTACTATTATAATTTTTATTTGCTTCATCTAATATATTCTCAGACAAGTCCTTTGTTAGCCAATCAGGTAATACATTTGATGGTGTGTCATCTAATATATCATTTCCTTCATCTTTAGGTTTAACATTTCCATAGTAATCTACCTTAAATTCACTCATATCATCTATTGCTTCTACTAAGTTATTAGTAGTAGGTGTACCTTGATACACTTCTTTGTACATCTTTTGATGTCTGTCTAACATAAATTGAACGTGTTCAAAGTATTTGTTATAAGACATACTTGCAATAACATCTTTGATATTCTTAGGAGAAATTTTTCTATTCCTCTTTCTATTAAGAACTCTGGAAGCACGATTTTTTATTTGAGCTAACGAATTTAATTTTAACAAAATGAATTTAGTGTCCTCAAATACTTGATTACGAGTTGCCTCAGGCATCTCTAACATCACAGCTTTGTATAAAAGAACTTGCCATTCTTCTTGTTTAAGTTGATGAATATCATTTGGCTTCATAGCAAATAACTTAGCTTCTACAAATTCAAAGTTATCTTCTTTACCTACTACATATTCTAAAAGTTCATCAGATATTGACAAAGAATAAGTCCAATAGCTTGAAGCATATGTAGTACCATAGTTAGCTAGTGTCTGCATAAAGAATTTGTATATATCTTTATCGTTAGTATTCTTTCTATAAAATATACTCACAAACTCTTGTATATGCTTTTTAGCTTGTCCAAATGTTGGATATGGTAATGTATTCATACTGTTGTAATACTTATCACTATTTGTAATTGACCTAGTAGTTTTATTACTCATAGCTTTCCTAACCCAAGTATCAGCTTCATAGTTAGATACTATTCTCTCTGCAACAGGTACATTGGTTGAGTAATCAAACTCACTCAATTTCATATACTTCTTATCAGAGAACAACTTTGATTGCGCAAGAGCAATAAGTTTTTCTCTAGATGAATATCTTTCCTGTGTTTCTACAACTGGAACAGCATTTTTCTTAACTGTTTTTCTTACAGCAGCAGGTGTTGGTACTCTACGAATAAACTTGTTATCTGTACCAAGTGCAAGATTAGGATAATCTTTTGCACTAGCTTTCTGTTCTCTTTTAACAAATAACATTACTCATCACTATTCAAAGCAACTACCAAAGCATCAGTAATTTCTTCATACTCATTAGGGAATATAGTTTGTACTGCGTACTCTAAGTTGACTTCTTTGTCAAGCAGTTCGCCTAGTGCAATCCATCTACGAATAGAGAAAGCACCTTGGTTGTAGTCAGCGTATACACTACGGAACTTCTCAGGTAAACTCTCCAATGCACTTGGGTGTACAGTATCAATGTTTATCTTTACAGGAAACCTGTCAATTAATGCTTCAGGTAAATCCTCTGGAACACCATTCATAGTAGCTATCACTTGAAAGCTAGGTTGTGGTCTTACAGTTTCTTTTCTCTTGTTTGGTAGTGTGAACTTTGCAAACTCAGGGTCGTCAAGAAGGGCGTGTAGAAATGACATAACATCTACACCTGCGTGGTCAATCTCATTAACCACAAGTCTTGCACCATCTTTCCAAGCTTGTACACCAATACCATCTAACCAATCCATACCACCAGTTTCATTTAGAACATAATGTCCTAGCAATTCACTAGCACTACTGTCTTGTGTTAAGGTAACATTGTAAGTATTTCTACCTTCTAAATTAGTTGTGTTTGCTTGATATGTTTTCCCTGTACCAGGTACACCATACAGCAATATTCTTGGTGTTGCACCAATAATTGCATCAAACAATTTCCAACAATTACTCTCTGCCATTGTTTATTCTTCCTCTCTAATTGGGTCTTTACCCAACATTCTCTCTATATTTTCAATGAAGTCATCATACATTTCTTCTGTATCAGCTTCTTGCCACGCTTTTAAGAAAGCATCTTTCTCATCAGTGGTGGCTTCTGGTTTTATCCACTGTATATCAGGAACATTTGGTAATAAGTCAAATGCTTCTGCTGGAATATCCACAAATAATGTGGCGTATTTCTCATCAAGTGTTTTACCAGATTTACTTTTAACGATAACCTCTAGCATTAAGCGATAATGTAGTTCTGTTGGTACTCCGTGCTTGTGATAATGTGGCATAGCCAACATCACAATAGCAGGAAACCTATCATCTGCTCTATGGTCGTGGTCATCAGGATAGTCTTTACTATCCTCAATAGTTTCATCTAAGAAACCTTCTCGTATCTGTCTGTTATATCCATTCTCAATAGCCATATCATTTAGCATTTTAAGAATAGGGATAGTAATAGCACAGTTTTTTAGTCTTGCTGTGGCTTCCTCTACATCTTTAGGAAACCCTTCAATACCACTAGGCATTATTCCTCCTCTTCTATACAACACTTACAATCCTGTTGATTAATAAATTCTTCAGGATATTTAGTCTTGTACTCTTTAACACAAGTAGAACACAAAGCATAAGAGCCGTGTATTAAAATACTTTGAGGGTTATCCTTTGTTCCTACTTCCATACTTACATTACAAAAGTCGCAAATCCAATCGTCATCTCCAATACCAGTGTCTAATAATGTATCAAACATAAAATCATCACGACCTGTTTTTTTGTAATACTCTTCTCTAAATAATCTATCTTTAGCCCTATGTAATATAGGGTTTTTGACTATGGTGTTCACCACGCCATACATTATTCCTCCTCTCTTTCTACATCAGACCATCTACTCTTTTCCCAAAAGGTAGGTTTGTGGTTTATAAGTTGTATCTCATTGTTGTCATCTGCTAATGAAACTAACTTATCTATTTGTTCAATAGCACTTTTCTTTTTAATCCTTGACATAAAAGAAAAGTCCACAGTTAATTTATTTATATCATCATTACCTGTGTTAATTAATTCATACACTTCACTCACAACAATCACACTCATTATCTGTTGAAGATTGATTAGTGTTTAATGTATTTATTTCCCACCTAGCAACCTTTTCATTATGTCTATTACAATTAACTCCTACCCAAGTTTTGTTATCCTCAAAGAATACTCCTACTTCAAGTAGTTGTGTATATCTACGACCTTTAACACCACCTGTTTCTTGTACGCAGAGTTTACAATGTACATATTGGTCAAACGATTTCTTATTGTTTTTGTTATCTAATTCAATAGACTTTTTTAATTCATCTTTGAACTTATCACTTAACGGCATTATTCCTCCTCTGTTTCATTGAAGATTTCATTTATCTCCATTACTTGTGTCTTAAGAAAATCACTAGAGCTATCATCTTGTAATATGTCTTTACTAAAGCCTTCTCTAATTTCTTTTATAGACAGCATTGCTTTTACATAATCATCTTGAAAATCTTTACTAAGAATACCCATATGTTTTACAATAACTAATTGAGTTCTTGAAAGTATTTTTACTCTCCTGTCTATGTTCTCTGCTAACGCACGCAACTTATTAAACAATTTTCTAATATCCATTATTTCTCCTCAAATTATTCCTTTAAACTTCCACCTAATAAATGTTCTTATTTTTAATCCATAACAAAATGTATCTAAAAATGGTTGATAAATATTAAATATCCACCAAAGTTTTATTTTTTCCATTATTCTTCCTCATCTAGAGAACATCTGAAACAAGTTCCGTATTCTACTATGTCGTTAGGTTGAAATAATGCACATTCCTCGCAATCGTAATCATTAATTGTGTGTTGTTCCCACTCGTAACAAATATCTTCATTACATTTAGGACACTGTAACACGCTTGTTCTTGCGTCTTGCCAAATTTTATTAACAAGTTCTTTATTCACTATTCCTCCTCAGTTTTAAGTTCTACATTTTTGAATATATCTGCAAGTAAATCTTCTACTGCATCAGGCATACCTACTTCTTCTGCTGTTTTAGCAATTACATTACCTATCAACATAGGATTACCAATACTTAGTATGTCTGGTATACTTTCATAGAACGCTTCTAAAGCAGCTTTTACACCTTGTTCGCTAGTGAAAGCATCAAGCAAACCTTCAATCATACCCACAGGTACTTCTTCAAGTTCACTGGTTTTGATTACTTCCATAATCATTTGCCCCATACTTGTTACAGTTTGTGCTAACATCTGTTGCCACATACTTTCCCAATACATAGCCATTGCTATAACAGGGGTTTGTGCTGGTACAAAAGCGCGTTTCTGGTTTATGGTTTCTTTCTCATTATCAACTACGATTGAGTTAATACCAAAGATTGTTTCTACAGCTAACGGATAGAAGTTTGCAATATGTTCCATATTGTATTCTTCTCTAATTTGCTTAATATACTCTTCTCTCTTAGTTTCGTCATTATGTATATCCATAATTTCTATTTCTCTCCTTTATATTCTCTTTACATTTAGTCTTTTAACAGTTTGATATCCACATAAATAACAAATAACTCTGTGATACACAGAGGATTTGACATTAGCTTCTATCATTAGCTTTGAATATTTACCTTCACGGCACATATCACATAACATATACTCTCTTTCTTTTATTACATAGCTAGGCAACTCTAGGAATTATGATTTTTAGAACGAGTTGCCTAAGTCTATGTGCTATATAAATAGCTTATAACACACTAACCTACAATCTAGCTTAGGTAACTTTTGTTATAGCCAAAAGTACATATCTTTAAATATGTTTTGCACGATTGTAGTCTTGTACCTAACTCATTAATGTGTTATGTGCTATATAGATAGCGTGGTGTGTACAGCTGAACAAGAAAGGACTGCAATGTTAAATTGCAAATTATACACACCACGCTATCTACAAGTCTGAGATACTTTGTACTCGGCATACCTATCTACTTAGCTATAGCCTAAGCAGGAAGTACTTGTAGTTCTATCTTATAGATAGCTTGTAACACACAGTTAGCGAACCAAACAGGAATTACATTGTTTATATGGTTGTTCTTACCTCTAGTTCTAAGCTAGAGTTTCCTACCTTATGCGTTCCTATGTGCTACAAGCTACCTACACTTTCGGTACATTAAACAGGGAAGGAAAATGTCTTACTTGTGTAGATAGCTTCGCTTATTTATATTAAACTTTTCTGCAATGTTCGCATTTACGCAAACCATTTTTAGCAAACTTAACAGGTAGTACAATGAAACACTCAATGCATTGAACAACTGGTTTGTCTACGATAATGTAATCGTATCTTGAATTAGGTTTCCATTGACCATCAATAACATTAGGTTTGTCAGGATTAACTGCGTAGTTGCAAAGGCACTCGCAATCATCTAGTTCATCTAGTTCACAGATACAACAATCGCAGTTCTTGATATGCTGTTCAATAGCTTCTGTATTGTCAACAGTATCAATGACTTTATCTGCATCTCTGCTACATAAAGAGCAGAGCTTTTGTCCTACCTTCGTAGTAGCTTCACATAAGCGACAAGTCCACTTGTACTTATCACCGTCTTCTACTGGAAGTTGTGGCTCTCTACTACCATTTAAGTCTGGTACTCTTGTGTCAATTACAACAGGCACATCATTGAGCTTGTCGTAACCAACGAGTGTTCGCTTTGTTCTAGGAACACTTGGATTTCTATGTCTTTTACCCATAACTTTTGTCCTTTCTACAATATACATAAAAATGCATACACAACATATAGAATTTTTGTCGCAAATTTATTTTTGCGCCACCAAAATTTTTTGCAATTTTGTTTGTTATTACAGAATGACTTGACATTTTCGTAATTCTTTGATGCATAAATTTATACATAGTAGATTATAAATTTTTTTTTTCGTATATATATACATAGTATTTTTATATTAGTTTTTAGTTATTAGTGTTTGAGATTTGTTATTAGTATTTGTTGAGATTGCAAGACAGCTCTTGGGGTATCAGACCATCGTTCTTTATTCTCGTGATGGGTTGGGTAATTGGTGGTGGGGTGGGGTGTCGCGGGGTGGGGCGACAAATTTTTTTATGTAGTAAGGTAGATGTAAGGGGGACACCTACCCAACTACTTCGTTTAGACTTTACTGAAGTCTGGCATATTTTCTATAATGGATATTAATTCTGCTAGGTCATCATTTACATTTGCAGTAATACCTTTCCATTGTAGAGTTTTTGGCTCAAAGTAAACATTTTCATTTCTTAGTGCGTTTACTTTATCATTGATTTCTTTTAATGTACCTTGAAGTGTGTATGTTGTTTCCTTAAATATTGGATATAAGGAATACTTACTTGTTTCATATACATAGAATTCTATTATCATAGTTTCCTTTCTTGTTCGCAAAGCGAACTGCGCGCGCTTGCGCGCGCGCAATTTTATATTGCTTATTTTTTACGATAAGTTGATTTGGCTTTACCTTTCTTAGCACTCCAAGAATTCATCATTTCACGAACTTCGGCTAAAGTACGAACTTTACCTTTAGTTTCTTTGTTGATTTTGTCTGTACCTAAGATTTCCACTAGGGATTGTGGTAATGTACCATTTTTATTCAATGCAAACTTACCTTTTTTGAGAATTGATGGACAATTATCCAATATATCCATAAATTGCACAATGGCTTGATAACTACCCGAAGGTAACTTCTGCATTGTTTTTGATATAGGTAATCCAAATTCATCTACTCTACCTATATGGTATGTAAATTTACCTGTTTTACTATCAATTAATTTAGCACCACACCAAACAGTACCGAAAAAGCTCTGTCCTGTGTAGAATTTAGGTTGTTTAACCCAAGTATCACTCATAAGATATCCTTTCTGTAAATAAGCGAAATAACTCTAAAAACAAAAATTCAAAGAGTTATCAAAAGAAAAGTCAAGCGCGTTTGTCAAATCAAACCGCCTTTAATCTAAGCGTAGTGAGGAACGAACACAGCGTCTAAAGGATTTTGATTTTACTAATGTGCTATAACGAAAAAGAGAACTCTTAAATCCTGCGCAGACATAATTAAGATAATGAATAAGATAGCGCAGGTACTGTTCATTATAAGAAGGGAAGGGTGGTGGGTGGGAATAGATTGTTCGGCACTTCAAACTAGAGTAATGGTATTTATGCCGAACTACTTAGGATTATGTATCGTTCTAATGCAAAGGGGTGTGTTTGTACGACATTAAACGACATATGATAGTATAGAACGCTCTGCGCCACACAATGCTCTATGCATTGGGTGTATACAACGTTGGGCAAACTAGAAGGTGGAAGCTAGTGTACAACGCGTTCACGGCGAGTGTTAATCTGGGTGGGGGGGTGTGCTATTATGTAAGATATTCAGAAATTACTGGCAATTCTTCTACATAAAAAAAAGGTAGCTAGTCATCCTATAAGTTATTAATGAAACTCTATTGCTAGAGTAAGTTACAGGTTACAGTAAGAAATATCCCATAAGTTAACTAACTACCTAATGTAGTATTTTAGCATACTTACTGGTAAAAAAGAAGTCAAAAAACTCTTTTTTATAGTACGAATATGGGGGGTCTTTCTGCGCATTAGCGGACATATATGCTACGCATAAAAAAAGAATTTGAGTTTAAAACTTTCTAGTGTCCTTGGGTACTAACTTTGTGGTAATCCCAGTCCATCTTTTAGATGCAGTTAGCTTTTTGCCGTACCGATAGCGCTTACCTGTAACACTATAGTTGTTAAAAACTATTTGTGTAAATCACTATAGTGCTATAATAATTTTATTACAAGTTACAGGAGGTAAAATGTTTGATTTTGAAAAACAACTAGCTATTGGTGAGCTAGGAGAAACATTAATAAAAGATTACTATCATTCTAAGAAAGATAATAAAAAGAATTTATATATATGCAGACCAGCATCATTAGAAGAACAGATGAAAGGTGCAGATTTATTTGTTGTAGATGGAAATTTAAATTGTAGATATATAGAAGTAAAAACTGACACACAAGCGTTAGATACAGAGAATGTAGCATTTGAAATACAGATAGTACATAAAGATAAAAAAACTATAGGTGCAGCTATGAAAACATTTCCTGACTTTCTTTTCTACTGGATTTACCCAACTACACGCATCCTTTACTGGAATCCTACTGAGATAAATCCTTATTTAATAGATTGGATGACAGAGTACAGAATTGTAGAAGCAGAAAATAAAAATTTTTTTTCACGCACCTTAATAGTACCGCAAAGCGTAGTGCTGGCAACTGGGGTAGTCCATACGCTTAATTTAGATTGGAGTAGCGTAGATAAAGTATTACAAGGGGTAGATGGCGTTTCCGCCATCCTTGTTTAGGTAAAGGAGGAAATCCTAAACTACCCCTTAGTTTTTATATTACCCCATCTATCTTTATTAATAATTTTCTTTTTATTATTATCAGATAGACAAGGTAGTCCGTCTAAGTGGTGTCTGTATTTATGATTACACACTAAACACCTTTGGTGTCTGTTGTATTTAAAATCTACTACTGCCATAAGTTGTTCTATTTGTAAAGCAACCTCTCTAGCTTTTGTATCTATAACTTTGTCTGTAACTTTTGCCATAGTAAAATTATATAATGGTTGAAAAAATAACTTGCAAATATTGCAATAAACCACCTGTGATTAAGAAAAAAATAAAATATTGTGGTAATCTTGGTTGTATAAATTACAACAATATCGTTAGGAGAAATTATGCCTATAGACAAAAAAGGCAAAAAGAAGAGATACTCATCCAAGAGGAAGAGTAAAAATATGGGAAAGTAAATATCTCATGGCTAAAATAAAAAAAGGGAGGAATATTTTTAGTAGTCCAGAACTATTAAAAGAATGGTCAATAGATTTATCTGAGGCTTGTGGAAGTATTCTTATAAACAAAAAACCTAATGTGTCTAAAATAGATACCTTAGTAGAAAAATTTGTAATTGATTACAATGAGAATATGGAGAAAATAAATGTCAAAGAAAAAACCAGCTAAAAAACCTATTAATGCAAAAACTAAAGCAACTTTACAAAAGAAGGCTTCTAACTCTAAATATACTTATACACAGTTGGCGCAAGTTTACCGCAGAGGACAAGGCGCTTATCTATCTAGTGGTAGTAAGTCTGCTAGTATGGCTGCTTGGGCAATGGGCAGAGTTAACTCTTTCATAAAAGGTGGACACTCTCAAGATAATGATTTAAAGAAAAAAGGTAAGAAGTCTAGTGCCAAGAAAAAAAAGTAAACGTAAAGTTCCTTATGAAAAAGGAGTTCCTGCTAAGTATCTAAAAAATAAAAAGAACTCTAAATCTAAAGTAGCATCAGAGATTAAAAGAACTGCTAAACTTTATAAAGAAGGTAAATACATTAACTTAAAAGCTGTACAAAAAAGTAGAGCAGTTAGGAAGAAAAAGTAATGTCTATTGAATATCGTGGAGAACGTTTTTCAGGTTACAATAAACCTAAACGTACACCTAAGCACGCTACTAAATCACACGTTGTTTTAGCTAAAGAAGGTAGCAAAATAAAAATGATTAGATTTGGTGAACAAGGTGCTAAAACTGCAGGTAAAAAACAAGACGCTAAGTCTAAAGCTAAACGTAAATCTTTTAAAGCTAGACACGCTAAAAATATAAAGAAGGGTAAGATGTCTGCAGCCTATTGGGCTGATAAAGTAAAATGGTAAAAAACATAGTTTGTATTGCACCAGATTGTGATGCACAACTACCACCAAATAAAACAAAATATTGTAGTGATACTTGCTATAAAAGAATATCTCAAAGAATACACAGAGCTAAACAAAAAGGTGAAACATACGAATTACCTGTAAAAGAAATTAATGAACCAAAATCTGCAACAGTTAGAAGAGGTTCATTGTATGAAAAGTTTAGAAATCAGGGATATGCATCAGAGTTAATTAAAGACCAAATTACAAGACAAGAAGTAGCTAATGCTTTAGGTTGCACATCAGGACACGTTGCTAGAATGTTAGCTGCATTTAGAGAAGATTTAGAAAAAGATATACAAGCAGAAAATTGGGAAGTATCTGATGATGCAAAACAATCACTAGATGATTTTAAAAATTTTAGAGACAGATATTTTTTAACAGAACAAGGCGTTCCATTTGAAACAGCAGAGTTTCATCATAATTGGATTAAATCTATTAACAAAGCTTTGTTAATTGGTGGTCAGCAAATGATACTTAGTCCACCACGACACGGAAAAACAGAACTGCTTATACACTTTGTTATATGGTTAATTTGTAGAAATCCAAACATAAGAGTTATGTGGGTTGGTGGTAATGAAGATATTGCTATGAACTCTGTAATGTCTGTTATGGACACGTTAGACCAAAACGAAAAACTTAAAGAAGATTTTTGTGGACCAGGTGGTAGTTTTAAACCTGCAACTAGAGCAGGTAAAATGTGGTCAAGAAATGGTTTTACTGTATCTACAAGAACTGTATCAGGTATAAAGTCACCTACAATGATTGGTATTGGTAGAGGTGGTAAGATACTTTCTCGTGACTGTGACATAATTATTGCAGACGACATTGAAGATTTTAGTTCTACTATGCAACCTGCATCAAGAAACAATACTAAAAACTGGTGGACAACAACTCTTGGTTCTAGAAAAGAAGAACACACTGCTATGGTGCTTATTGGTTCAAGACAGCATCCTGATGATTTATATTCTGCAATTTTAGAAAACGAAGCGTGGGAAACAATAGTTGAAGAAGCACACGATTCTATGTGTGTAATACCAGAGATAAATGAAGAAGAACATACCGAATGTATGTTATGGGAAGGCAAAAGAACTTTTAAATGGTTAATGAATCGTAAAAGAGATTCTATGACTACTGGTGGATTAAAGAACTTTGAAATGGTTTATTTAAATAAAGCTTTTTCTGAAGCTGCTAGATTATTTAATCCAGAACAAATAGCACAATGTTATAACCCTACAATGCCAATAGGCACAGTACCTAGTGGTTCTTATCTAGTAGCAGGATTAGACCCTGCAGCTACAGGTTATCAAGCAGGATTTCTTTGGGCAGTAGAAACTACAACAAGTGAAATAAAACTTACAATGGTTGATTTAGATAACCACTTAGGTGGTGGTCTAGATGAAGCATTTGAATTAATTAAAAAATGGTGGGATATGTACGGATGTTACCACTGGGTAATTGAAGAAAATGGATTTCAAAAAGCTATTAGACAAGATAAAACAATTAAACAGTTTTGTAATGTACAGGGAATAAAACTAGAAGGACACGAAACTCATAAAAACAAATGGGATGAAAGATTTGGTGTTACATCACTTGCTCCTATGTTTAATGACAAAATGATTACATTACCATTTGGTGATGCAGATGCACAAGCTAAAACTACACAATACACAAAACAACTTACATACTTTGCTTCTAAAGGTAGTGGGAGTAGAAGTTATAAAAGCGATATAGTTATGGCTAGTTGGTTTCCTATGAAAGTAGTTAGAACGTTATCTAAACTTACATATGCAGATATAGGAATTGACTACACTCCTAGCTTTGATGGGTATAATAGTGTAGAATGGAACGAAACACCTTGGAGTTAAATGAAACCTGAAGCAATTATTGAGAGAGCAACTTATCTTAAAAATATGCACGATGATGCATTATTAGATAGAGCAAGATTTAGAGCTATTTTAAATGGTGGAGAAGATGGAATTAGGGAATTATTAGGACCAGGACTTAGTAATAACGAAGCATACACAATACCTGCTCCTAACTTATTACTATCTGCATTAGACAGACTTTCACAAAAAATAGGTAAAGTTCCTTCTTTAGATGTACATATTACAAATGCAAGAGATAGTCAAAGAAACAAAGTTAAAAAAGATAAACTAGAAAGAATTATTACTGCATACGATAAAATGCAACAATTAGAATTACAGTTACCACAAGTTGCTAGATGGTTACCAGGTTATGGCTTTGCTGTATGGGTTATTACTTCTAAACCAGATGCCAATGGAAATTTGTATCCGTGTGCAGAATTAAGAAACCCATACGATTGCTTTCCTGGTTATATGGGTAATATGCAAAATCCTGATGAATTAGCCATTATACAAAAAGTACCTGTAAGAAACTTAATAGAAATGTATCCAGAACTTAAATCTTGGTTTGAATCTAAAGATTCAGAAAACAATTCTTACGACACAATGAATTTAAATTACAGCAATGATGGTAGTTGGGAAAATGCAAACGAAAGTGGAGATGTAGTTTTAGAGTATATGAATATAGAAGGTACATATGTTATGCACGTTGCTTCTAAAAAAATTGTAGACTTTGTACCAAACCCTTTAAAATCAGGTCCTGCATTTGTAGTTGCTAAAAGATTTAGTTTTGATAGATTACAAGGTCAGTTTGACCAAGTCATAGGACTTATGGCTTCTATGGCTAAAATTAATATTTTATCTGTAATAGCAATGGAAGATGCAGTATTTACAGAAACAAACATTGTTGGAGAAATAGAATCAGGTCAATATAGAAAAGGTAGAAATGCTATAAACTATTTGACACCAGGTTCACAAGTAGTAAAACCTACAACAAATTTACCATATCAGTTATTTGAAGCTGTTGGTAGGTTAGAAAGGCAACTAAGAGTTGTTGCTGGGTATCCAGTTCAGGACGATGCTATATCACCAAACTCATTTGTAACAGGTAGAGGTCTGGAAGAACTGGAATCTGGCGTAGGTGCTATGGTTAGTGAGTATCACACAATACTTGAATATGCTTTACAAGAAATAGATTCTAAAAGATTAGAACTAGATGAAGTATTGTTTAGTAGTAGAAGAAAACCAATAACAGGAACTTATAAAGGCGCATCATTTTCTGAAAGTTATACACCTTCTTCTGACATAGATAAAAACTATGTAACTAGAAGAAAGTATGGTGCTATGGCTTCTTTTGACGCACCTAATAAAATAATTACTGGATTACAGTTATTACAAGCAGGAATTATAGATAAAGAAACTATGCAGCAAGAAATGGATGGTTTAGAAAATCTTAGTCAAATTAATGAGAGAATTACTAAACAGAGAACCGAAGATATATTATACCAGATGTTGTTACAAAATTCCCAACAAGGAGATAAAGCAGCAATGATGGCTGTTGTAGAAATATATAATAATCCAAAACAAATGGGTAGCATACTAGAAAAATATTTTACAGCACAAGGAGAAGAGCCAAGTCCTGAAGAACAAGCTTTATTGCAAGCGCAACAACAAGGACAAGCAGCTCAAACACCACAAGGTCCACCTAACTTAGCTGCATTATTAGGAGGTGTAAGTGCCTGATATAAATCAAGAGTTTGCAAAAATTATTGCACAAAATTATACAGTAGAAGAACAACCTATGTGGGAAGCTAATTCTGAATTACTTAATAATAAACGGTTTCAACTAGATAAAATTATTGACATTATGACAGTAGCTTATATTCCTATGGTAGGAAGAATAGATATTTTAATTGTTCCTGATGATTTTGATTATGGAGAAAATTATGGCTAGACAAGCAAAAAGAAAATATGCATCTGAATCTTATGGTGATTCTAAAGAATTACTAGAACAACAAGGTGGTGCAGAAATGTTTAAAGAAGAACAAACTAATGTACAACCTGTGCAAGAACAAGCACCTGTGCCTGTTCCAAGAATAGATGCACTTCCTTTAAATAGACCTACCGAAAGACCATTTGAATCAGTAGCACAAAATAATATAAATCAATTTGGTTCTAGTTTGCAAATGGATAAAAACTTTATACTAAGGCAAATGTATGCTGTACTACCAAGTTCAGATATATTAGCTCTAATGGATGATGGAGTTACTTAAATGGCGTGGGAGTGGAGTTTTCCATCTCCGTATCAAGACGCTCTTGATTCAGAGTTTGTAAAACAAAGAAAAAACCAAGCACAAGAACTTAGAAATTATTTTTCTCAAAACGATATAGCACAAAACTTAATAGGTATATCTCAAGAATATGGGTTCTTACCTACAGATGTACAAGTTGCAAGTGCTATGGTTGGTCTTACTAAAGATAGTCCTGAGTTTACATCTATCGTAAATTCATATATGGAAAAAGAAAGAAGTTGGTGGGAAAGTATAAAAGCATCTGGTAGGGGTGCAATTAGAGGTGCTTTTGTAGGTATGGAATCTGCTAGCCAGTTTGTAAAAAGATTTGGTACTGCAGGTATGAGATATTACTCTAAAAAACAACAAAACCCATTATTGTTTTTTTCTGGTATAGGTACAGCATTAGCAGCAATTAATCCTGACTTTCATACAGAATTAAAAAATACATTTGAAGAAACAGGACCTACACTAGCAGGTAGAGCTTTTAGAGAAATAAAAAAAGGTAACAAAGTTAATTTAGGTGAAGGTTACTTTGGAAACTCTACATTAGCTGAAGATACAGAAGTTTATAAAGAATTAGTAGGTAGAGGTGCAGACCCAAACATTGTAAGAGAATCTATACAAGAACAGTTAGGAACACCTATATCACAACCTACAATACAAGATAGAGAAAAAGCAGCATTAAGCTATCAAGGTAGAAAAGGTACTGTTAAATTATCTCCTGGTCGTGTAGCTGCTGTAGAAATATTTGAACCAGGAAGTAAAGCATTTAAATTTATGTCAGGTGTTATTGATGGTGCTTATACTATATTTACAGACCCTTCAACTTATTTAGGTTTAGGTATATCTAGAGCAGGTAAAGCAGTAAGAACATTTACACCTAATAATAAACCAGGTCTTATAAATAAAGCTGTTAGAGCAACAGTTCATCAGCCTACCGCAAAAGAATTTTATACATCACAAACAGGTAGAGATATTGCAGATTTATTTGTAAGAGCTAGTACATATGATGAAATAGATATATTAACTAAAGGTCAACTTAAAAATTTAGATAATGGTGCTATTATCGGCAGACAACTTAGAGATGCAGATAATGCATCAGAAGTACAAAAAATACTTATAGAAACCACACAAGACAATTTAGCATTTAACAAACGTCTAGATTCTAACTCTTTAATATTTAAAGGTAAGTTTTCTAGAGCAGCAGGCAAAGCATACTATGGTTCAGATTATGGAGCAGGTGGATTTAGAACTGCTATGAAATTAAACAATCAAGATTCTAAATGGGGTAGATTGTTTCAAGAGTTTCCTGCACCAAGATTGCACGCTAATGATTTAAATACAACATTTTTTGAATTAAAAGCGTGGATGAAATTTGCAAAAGTAGATGATGAAATTGCTATAAAAGCTTTAGATAGAATTGCAGATGGTATGGAAGACCCTGCTATTACTGCATTAGCAGATATACCATTTGATGCACAAACACCATATGACCCTAGACCTGCAAACTTAGCTAAGTTATCTTTAGTACTTGATGTCATAGGTGGTGATGATGGAGTATTTACACATATAGCACAGAAGTTTGATGCGTTAGATTTACCTCCAGAATTATCTAAAGGTATTAAAAAGTTTATGGGTTCTATTGATGAAACTAGAAAATACTTTAGAACAAATATGTCAGAGGAGTTTTGGCAAGGACAAAAACTAGATATTGTAGATAGTAAAGGTAATGCAATACTATCTCAACAGTTTGAACTAGAAAAAGCTTTAGAGATTGTAGAAAGAGTTGCTGAAAGAGCTGGAGTTAAAAAAGTAGAAGTAGGTGGCAGAAGAAGATTAATTAGAGATGCTAAGTCAGAACTTGGACAAATAGAAAACATAGTTGGTGAAGGTAAACCTATACCAATGAACTTTACTGTTAAAAAAACAAATACACCTTTTTCAAATAAAGACACAAACACTATGGAACTTATTATGCAGGGTAAAAGAACATCTACAACTAGGTCATTAGCAGGATATAATGGCGCACCTGAAGTAGGTCAAATTAGGCAAATGCTTGACCAAAATACAAATAGAAAAGTTTTAGTTCGTGTAAATAATGTTGAAACACTCCCAAAAGATTTATTTACAAATCCTAAATTAGAAGATAGGGCTAGAGAAATTGCTAGGAAAGAAGGATATACATACGAATGGTACAAATCTCAAATTCAAAATAAAAATTATTTTAAAAACGGTGAAGCAGTTCGTATAGATTATGAATTAGCTGGTCCAGATAATATTATTGCTGATTTAAATGTTCCTTCTATGAATTTTCTTAAAGATGATTTTCTAGAAGAAATATTACCAGAAGCTACTATAGACAGGCTAGACCCAGAAATGGAAGTGCTTGTAAAGAAAGTAAGTAGTGGTGGTCAAGAGGGTGTTGACTTTTTAGGTTTACAAATAGCAGATGATATAGGTATTGAAACTGGTGGTGTCGGTATGCCTGGTCTTACACAACGTACAATTAAAGATGGTAGATATGACAGCAGTGCAGGTCAGTTATTAAAATACAATGTACAAGATTCAGTAGATGACGCTATTAAAAGCACTGAAAATAGCCTGGCTAGGTTAGAACAAAAAATAACACAAAACACTAAAGGTCTTAAATTTAAAGATACATTTAAAGAAGAAAGATTAACTGCAAGTGAAAAAGCAAGATATTATCAAATACTTAATAAAGGTAAATTTGGAGATTTAACTGAAACAGAAATAGCTGACAGGATTGCATTAGAAATAAAAGGTAAAGGTGGATTAATTAATTTTTCTAAAAGAGAAGATGCAGTAAAAGCTTTAGAAGAATATATAAAACAAGTTACTGAAGGTGGTGGCGATGCTTCACTGCTTAAAAGACAAATTGTTTTAGAAAACGAAATAAACACATTAACAAAAAAAGTTGAAGCAGAAAAATTAAAGAAGGTAGATAAAGGTATTCTTCCTGAAAAATATACAGACGAACAGTTGCAACAGGCTTTAAGAAATGCTGAACTTGCTGAACAAGAATTATTTAGAATTAATGTAGAGTTAGAAGGTAAGAATTATCAAGGTGTAGACCAACAAGGCAAAAGAATAAAACAAACTACAGTTAAAGGTAAAGATGTTACAAAAGGTGATGACAGAAGTGTTAGAGAAATTGTTGATGACTTACAATTTAAATCAGCAATACTTAGGTTTGTAAAAAATAAAACAATTCAATATGATGCTGTTTATCAACGTAAAGTAAAACTTCCTAAAGAAGGTGGCGGAACTAAAATTGAAACAACCAATTATAGATATCCAGTAAAAAGATTTGGTAAAAATGAAACAGATACTGGTCTAAGTCCTGATTTTAATGTAAGAGAATTTATAGAAGAAGGTGCTTATCCAAAACCAACTGGAGATATAAAAATACAAAGAACAATTATATTTGAAAGTTTTGATGAAAGAGGATATAGAGAATTTTTAAATAATGCAGATGAGTTACTTACAGATGCACAAGTAAAATTAATGAATACAAAAAAACAATTATCAAAAATTAGCAATCAAATATTATATCAAGGCAATGATGCTGCTAATTATATAAAACTACAAGACGAATTAAATATATTAAATGGTGGAGATATAGGTGCTATGAAACCTAGACCAAGAGATTATAAATTTAGAACTACTCAAAATGTAGATAACAATGATGTAACAATAGTTGCATTTAGAAAAAGCAAACTTACACAAGGCGGTGGTGGTACTGCTAAAACTATATTGTACGCATCTAGAAACAGATGGGTAGGACCAGAGTGGAGAGATGAAGTTGCAAAAAATATAGACAAGTATGAAACAGGTGTTTTTAAAAAGACACTTAACAAACCTTTGATACTTATTGATTTAGAAAATCCAAATCTTACAGATGATTTTATTGTAGAAGCACAAAAGCTTCTTAGAAATAAAACAGTTAATATTGCAGGACCTGCTGGATTTAAAGACAGAGATGTCCTAGAAAGTGTTCTTAAACCATTGTTTATTAAAAGTAAAGCTCCATTTAAGAAAACAGAAAAAGGTTCTAAAGTAATACAGAATGCAAAGGTAACACCACAACAAATACTTAGCTTCTTTGAAAACAAAGTACAGAACTATGAAACAATGGAAAGAATTAGTGAACAGTTATTTAATGAAGCACAAATTGAAAACATTGCAAAGATATCAGGCAGACCTACAGCTCAACTTATTGCAGAGTATTTAGGTACTGACGCAATACCACTTCCTGATGCAAGATTATTTTTAAGAGTATATTCTCCAGCAAGAGAGTTTTGGATGAGAGCAGCAGGTAAGGGTAAATTAATACCACAAAGACTTGCAGGTTTACAAGAAGATGAAGTTATAGCATCTCAATTTGAAAAAGAACTAGCTAAACCAGTATCTAGACTTTATGAACTTACTATTAAAGATGACAAAAGCGTGTCAGAAACTGCAGAGCTTATGGTTAGAAATGCTAGAAAAAGATTTAAATTAACAAAGAATGAAGAAGATGCAATAGTTAGAGAGTTAACTTCAGGTTACTTAGGAATGATAGGCGATTCATATATGAATAAAGCTTGGAAGCCAGCAATACTTTTAAGAGCTGCTTGGACTTCTAGGGTTGTTGGTGAAGAACAAATTCGTATGTGGATGGATAATTTAGACAATGTATTTAGTCATCCATTATCTGCATTTGCTTGGATAATGGGTAAAGACCAAAGAAAAATAGCTTATAGAGTTAGAGGTTATGATGAAGATGAATTTGCAGAAAGACTTATAGCAAAAGGCGTATACGATATAGAGGGCAATACTATAGGAGAAGGTATAGAACACGGTGGTGCAATGACTACATCACACGGAGGCGTACTTGACCCTAATCAATCATTTTCTAGACAAGGTTCTTTTTTAGAAGTTAATAAAACAGATGATACTTTTTATGGTGGTGCAGCAGGAGAAGTTATACAGTTAGGTGATGACCCTATAGCTGCTGAGATAGCTTATAAACTTACAGGATTTAATGGAACATTTAGAGGTGAGTTAATCTCTATGAAGAGATTTACACCAGCTATTGTAAAAAACAATCCTAACAAAATGTTTGTATTTGGAGATAATTTAGCTAGAACAGGCAAAGCAGGACAAGCAATTATTAGAGATGAGCCAAATGTAATAGGAGTTCCAACAAAAAATTCTGCTAGAAAGTTTTTTAGTGATGATGATTATGATGTAGCTGTAGAAGCTATTGATGAAGCATTTCAAAAGATAGATGAAGCAAGAGGTCTTGGTAAAGTAGTTGTATTACCTGAAGATGGTTTAGGTACAGGTTTAGCACAACTAGAAGAAAAAGCTCCAAGAATAAATAATTACTTACAAAGAAAAGTTAAAGCGTTAAAAGAAGAACAAACTGAAGCTGTGCTTGATGAAACTGTATCTGCTGAAGATGCTATTAAAGAAATTAAAGATAGATTTTGGGATGGCGATTTATCTGATTGGAGAACATCTTACTCTTATGGTTCAGATGAAATAGGTAAATATCAAAAAATAAGAATGCTTACAGACAGAAAAGCTGCAGATGCTTATATTGATGGTATTGTTGCAAGAATACATTACAAAACTGGTGGACACTTTGAAACAAAAGAAGTTTTTGAAGATGGAACATTTAAAGTATTACATAGGTCAGATGGTTCTACTGGTAAAGCTGTAACAAGAACATCTCCTACAAGTATTATTGTTCACGATATTATAAAGCCAGGAGATGATGAATTAATAAGACATATAGCTTTTGGTAAAAGAATACAAGCTACTAGAGATATGATACCTGCTGGTAAACCAACTAGATTAAAAATAGGTGTTGACCCTGACGGCAATCCTATAGAAATTACATTTGGTAGAAACCAAACACTAGATGACCACAGAACTTACAAAGGACACATAAGACAAATAGATAAAGATAGAGAAATTTATGGTGCTTATCATACTATGAAGAAATCAACTTATGATATAAATGCACAAACTATTAGTAAGTATGACCAAGTGTTAGAGAATTTGTTTACAACATTGATGGCAGTTCCTACTAACAGACTATCTAGGTCATCAGCATTCAGACAATATTACTGGAGATTTATAGAAGAGAATGGTGCATATTATGACGAAGCATTGAAGAATGAAATTATAAGTATGGCTAATATGAAAGCTTCTAAGTGGGTAAAGAACTCTGGTGAAACTGCAAGAATACTTAAAGGTACAAAACCTATCAGAGATGGTGATGCAAGAATACTTGGTGTAGAAAACATTAGTGAATTAGATGACGCAGCTAAAGCCTATGCATTGTCTGAAACAAAAAGATTACTATATGATTTAAATAAAAGACACGTTGTATCTGATATGTTAAGACTAGCTTTTCCATTCGCAGAAGTTTATCAAGAGATTATAGGTACTTGGTCAAGATTAATTAATCAACAAAAACTATTAGCAGGTCGTAAAGTACAACGTGTAATTCAAGGTGCTAGAGGTTCAGGAGAAGAAGGAGAGGAAGGTTTCTTTCATACAGATGAAATGTCAGGAGAAGAAATGTTCTTTTTCCCTGGTACAGAGTTACTTACAAATTATATGTTTGGAGAAGAAGAAAATAGACTAATGACAAATCCTATTACTGGAGATGCTATGAAAGCACCAGATGTCAGGATAAAACTAGAGGGATATTCTTCTTCTTTAAATATGGTTGCTGGTAATCCTGTTCCTGGTTTAGGTCCATTAGTTGCAATACCTGCAGCTAAGTTGTTACCAGATACAGCTTTACTAGATAAGATATTCTTTCCATATGGTAGAGAAGAAGGCTCTCCAGTAAGTCCTTATACTTATTTAGATGCAATGATACCTTCTTGGTTAAAGAAAGTATTTTCTATATCTGGTGCAAGTACACCTGAAATAAAAAGAACTTATGCTAATACCTACAAAGATGTATTAAGAATGTTAATTACTACAGGTTTGTATGATGATTCTACTAGAGCAAAACAACAAGATGCTATGAAAAAAGCAGAAGAGATTGCTACTAGATTGTCTTGGATTAGGGCTGCTGTACAATTCGCAGCTCCTACAGGTGCAGTAATAAGATATGAAATAGAAACTACACCTGGTGGTGCATTATATCTTGACCCTGCTGAGTTTCAAGAGAGTGACCCAGATGGTTATTACTTTGGTATGTCTATATATGCAGACGCATATTATAGAATATTAGCTAAATATAAAGGCGACCAGTTAGCTGCTACTACTGAATTTGTAAATCAATTTGGTATAGACCCTACTGCATTGTTAACTTCTAAATCAAAAGAAATACAGAAACGTTCATATACAGAAGTAGGTGGTAGGTTTACTAGAGAAAACCAAGAAGTATTAGATAGATATCCTAACATTGGATATTATATATTCCCTGATAACCCACTAGATGAGTTTGATTTTACTTCTTGGGCTAATGCATTTGCAGAAAGAGATAGGGTAGATATAGATGAAGATGAGTATGTTGCAGCTATTAGAAATGCACAAGGTAGATTAGCTTACGAATATCAAAGAAGATTGTTATTTGATACACCTGCATACGCTAATGTTCCAAGTAAGAATAAGTTTGAAATGCTTACTGCTGTTAGAAATGCATTGATACAAGAGTATCCAGGTTATGGTGTAAGTTCTACAATACCTACTTCTATGAATGTAGAAGCAAAGATTAGAGAATTTGAAGATATGTTAAGACAAGATGGTGAAACAAACATAAAGTTACCAGATGGTAAAACAACGAAACTAAAACAACTTCCTGCAGTACAAGGTGCTATAGCATATATGGAACAAAGAAACAGGTTATTAACAGAAGCTAGACTTGTATTAGGAAGTAATGTATCATTACAAAGAGAAGAATTAGTAAGACAAAGAACAGCTCTAAGACAACTTGCACAGCAATTATTCTCAGAGTATCCAGACTTTTACTATGTGTATCTTGACTTATTTAAGTATGAAGTTGAAGAAGAGTTTGTAGATACAACACTATACGGAGGCTCGTAATGGATAGAGAAGAACAAAAGTATCAAAAAATAGGATTTACATTAAGAAGTATTTATGATGCTATTGGTGAGGGTATTGCTGATTTAGAAGATTTACAACGTATGTTTTTTAAAGCATTACCTGATATGCCTAAGAATGTTGTTGAAGATGTAATTGTTTTACTTAAAAAAGGTGCAGACACAAAAGCAATGAGAAAATTTGTTAGTGTTCTTATACCTACATCAGAAGATTTAGAACGAAGAAAAGCACTTACATCAGCATTTGTATCAGGAATTACAGGACAAGACCCTAGTGAAATAACTATAAATATAGATGAAAGCGATATGGAAAGAGAAGCTGATGCTGAGTATGCTTCTGCATTAAATCTCACAGAAAGACAATACGAGTTTGAACCTACTGTTACAGACAGAGGATTAGCAGACGCAGCTTGGGAAAAATATAAAGAGACAGGTGATGCTGATGCTTTGCTTACTGCATTAGAAACTGTAGACTTTACTGACCAAACAGCAGCAGGACCAGGTTATACATTTGGTGAACGATACGCATCAGGTATGTTGCAGTATTACGGACTTCAAGATGATTTGCAATTAATAAATTACAAGGAAGCCGCAAAGAATCAAAACCTTGTACCAGTATTTAACTTTGGTATTGCTTCATCATTCTTAGCAGGATTAGAACCAGGAAGAATAGCAAACATACAAGATAAACTTATGAGAGCTGGATTCTTACAACCTGGCTCATATGTATTAGGAACTATTGGAGAAATAGGAACAGCAGGAGAAGATGCAACAGTAGAAGCATTAGAATCTGCATTTAGTTATTTAAATACTAAACCTGAATATGGATTAGATGTTAATGATTTAAGAGAAATTAATTTACTTTCTGGTGGAGAAGAAGGTGTATTTTTAGGATTTATGAGAAACTATTTTGAAGAGATTATAGAAGAAGTACAACTAAGAGATACTAATCCTATTATTACAGCACCAGCTTTAATAGCACAAGCAAATCCAGAATTTATTAAATTTAATGTTAATCAAACAGTTAGAGAAACTATAGGTGCAAATCCTAGTATGAGAGATTATCAAGTTATAGCAGATTGGGCTAATGGAGAAATAGAAAGATTAGGCGCTGCATATGTAGAATCAAGAAGAGTTTATGAACAAGCTAGAGTTGATATGGCTTCACAGGCATACCAAGACCAAGTTGCAGGTACACAACAAGATTATTACTTACTGCCACCAGCAATGTCAGATGATGATGTTTCATCAGCATTTGCTACAGGGCTAGATGAGTTTGTATATAATTATTTTAGACCACTTATTGATGAAGGTAAAGAAGCACAAGCGTACCAACAAGGACTTGGTGTCGCTATAGCGAGTTTAAGTAGATAATGGATTACGAAGTTCCACCAGCAATCATAGAAGTAGTTGAAGAACTTGAGGGTTATAGTGATAAAGCATACTATGACAAAAACGGTGTTCTTACTATTGGCTTTGGACATACAAACGCAACAGATACTTTTAAATTCAATGAGGACACTGTAATAGATAGAGAACAAGCAATAGATATTTTAAGTAAAGATTTAGCTGAAGCTAGAAAATATGTATCGCAAATGCTTGAGAATAGAGATTTAAAAGTAAATGAGGATAGGTTTGATTATATGGCTTTGGTTTACTTTAATAGACCTTGGGCATTAAGAGATACTATAGATGTAATAGCTGAAGGACATATCAAAAGTATTAGAAGTAGTCAAGAAAAAGCATACGAAGATAAAAGGGGAACAGCACCTCCTGATTGGTTTATGAACAGATTAGACAAAGAAGAAGCAGCTATGACAAATGTTATGGGTGGATTTATAGGTCCTAAAGACCGAGATGAAGGGGAAACATTGAATCCTTTACCTGATACAATAACTTATATGTATGATAAAGATGGAAACAAATCTCTAGTAGATGCGAGCGCAGTAGATGAATTAGTAGAAAGCGGTAGATACTTCAAAGAACCTCCTGTAAAAGAAGAAGAACCAAATGTGCCAAGCACTAGGTTTCCTAGAAAACCTATGAAGTTATTAGATAATTTTAAAGAAAAGATATACACACTATGACAGAAACTAGCTGGAAATATTCTAATAAACCTACACCAGATTTAATTTACTTTGATGCAGATACAGGAAGATATTACTACTTGTATGATGCTGGTGATTTCTTAACAGCAGAAGAAGGTGATGAAAAAGTATATATATCTTATGATGTAGGTACAGTAAAGCCTCACGGATTAACCAACGATAGAGAGCTACCAGAGTTTGTATATGAAGCACCAGGGGTTTTATTAGGACATACAGCTTTAAGTGCTACATACATATCTAGCAACTTTGATGATATGGATGGATATAATCCAGCAGAAGCATTTGAAGCCACTATAGATTTATATAAAGATTACGCTCCTTGGTTTTATGAAGTACAGAAAGATGAAGAAGGTAATGTAACTGGCGCACCAGGTATGTCATTATTGTTAGAACATTTGTGGTTGGGCAGACCAATAGATGAGAATGACCCAAGATTAAAAGAATTAAAATCTACTTGGACAGTTGGTCAAATACAATTTATAAATGCTGGTGGTTTAAAGAATAATGATTACGATACAAACATTAGGTTAAGAGAACTTAGAGATGTAAAGACAGATGAAATAAATGCTGTTCTTACAAAGATAGGTGTAAACGTAGATGATTTTAGTGAAAGTAATTTTGATGGATATCAAAACTTAATAGAGGTATATACAAAAGGATATTTAAATGCTGCTAATATTGACGACTTTGTAAAACATTACACAGGTATAGAAGAACTAGCACCAGAAGATTCTAGGTACTTGTCATTTAAAAACATTATAGAAATGGAAGTTGATGGTAATTTAACATTTGACTTAGGTACTTTAGATTTTAGAAAAACAAAAGAAGCACAAAGACTAGGTCAAAGATATTTAGGTGTTCTAAAGTATGACACACTAGATGAAGATACAAAAAAAGAAATAGCTTATCTAGTATCTACTGACCAGACAGATGCTGCTGAAATGAAGCTACAAGCTTTGTTTGATAGTGACCCATACTTTGAAAGATTTTCTGGCAAAGGATTAAACTATGGACAAGTGGTTGGACCATACAAACAACTATATACTTCTATATTTGGAGATTCTCCAGATGAAACAGATACTTATTTTTTAGAAACATTAGGTTTAGGTTTTCAAGATGCAGGTAAATCAATGAGAAAAAAAGCATACGAAACTGGTAACGAATATTTTGGAAGAACAGTTGCTTCTTCTATGAATAGGAGTTTAGGTGGTAATGTGATAAGGGGTATATAATGGCAGCTTTTGTAGATAAGAATGCACCTAAAGGCGGAAGGCAAGTAACAATATATAAAGATGGTGCTGTTGCTACTGCTCAGTATTACAGAAGAGAAGGTGAAGAAAAGTCTGAACTTTCTATAAAAACACAAGATGAAGGTTGGAGTACACAAGAACCTGTAGATGAAACTGCAGTACAGTTTACACCACAACAAGCACAAGTATTAATGCCTTGGCTAACTAAGTTAGCACCAGTAGAAGGTAAAAAACTAATAGACGAGTATGTTGCAGGATACATAGAAAGCGGTGAAGATACATTTGCATTAGCAAGAATGAGGTCTAGTGATAGTTATGAAAAAGTATTTCCTGGTATAACAAGAGATGATGGCTCACTTAGAATGTCTGAAGCTACATACTTACAGAATAAAGAAGCAGTATTAATACATTTCAATGAGTTTGGTATTGGTGGATATGGCGCACAAGTTATTGATACAATATTTCCTGAGCTTGTATCTAACAATGTTTCACCAGACGAAATAGCTTCTAGACTTTCTGTTACTGAACAACAACTTAGCAACTTAACACCAGAACAAAAAAGAGGTGTACTATCTGCTTATGAAGAATACTATTCGTCTGAGTTAGGAGATGTTATAGAGCTAGATGAAGCTGCATTAATACCGTTAATAATAGACCCAGAAATAAATGCAAATGTTTTAAATAGAAGATTAAATATAGCTAGAGTTGGTAATCAATATCAAACAGTTGCAGGAGTTGAAGCTAGTAGAACTTCTATTGAAAGTTTAGTAGGTGCAGGCTTACAAGTATCTGAAGCGCAGAGAACATTTCAAGCTGCTGTTGATAGAGCTTTAATCACAGCTAGGGTTGCAAGACAGCAGCGTAGAGATTCTGCTCCTACATCAATGGAAATACTAGAGGCACAATACTTAGGCAACTTAGAAACATCACAAGAATTAGCAGCGATACAAGCTCAAAATATATCAGAATCAGCAGTACAATTAGGTGCAGTAAAAACACAAGAAGGTGCTGTAACTGGCTTGACAGAAAAATAATTCTGCTATACTAGATGTAGTGCCTGCCAGGTTCGGCACACAAAATATAGGGCTGGGATTCGGTAACATTGCCAAGGTGTGTTATCTGTTATTCATAAACCCTTGTGTAAATCCCTTTAATTACCTAGCGATTAATACTATGGGATAAATATATGCTAGAGAAAATGGAGATAATAATGGAAGAAAATATACAACAAGTAGACACTACAGAAGAAGTTGCAGATGAATCTACAGATGGAATCAAACAACTTAGAGAAGAGTATAAAAAGCTTAAAGCTGAGAATAAACAATTCAAAGCACAAGCTATGACCAATGCTTTGAGTCAAATAGGACTAGAAGCAGATAAGGGATTAGGTAAAGCTGTTACAAAACTCTATGATGGTGATATATCTGTTGATGCTATAAAAGATTTTGTTGCTCGAGAGTTTGGAGAAGTTAGTAGTTCCACACAACAGAGTGCAAGTTCTCAAGTAACTAACAATGTAGTTGAGGCTCAATCAAGAGTTGAGCAGCTTAATAAACTTGGTGTAAATGCAGAACCTGTTGACGTAGGTCAAGAGTTTCTAAACTTCGTAAGAGATTCCAATACAAAAACTAAAGATTCTATCAACGCAAAACTGCGAATGTTAGATACTTTAAAAGAACAAAATAAGTAAAAATTTATAGGAGAAGATAAAATATGGCAAGCATAAGCCTTGGTGGTGCAGGTAGCGATACTATCTACGCCCAACAAATTAATAACTTCACTGGTGAATTGTTTAAAGTTGGTGGTCAAAGAACACCTTTATTATCCGCAGTTGGCGGTTTGAATGGCGGCAAAGTATTAAACTCTACATTTTGGCAAGTCCAAGTAGAAGATAATGCAATAGTTAATTCAGAACCAACTAAAGGACAAGAAGGTTCTACACCTACAGAATATCTTGGAAGAGATAGAGCTGCATATACTTATGTGACTCAGATTTTCCACAAGGGTGTACAAATGACATACACAGCTTTAGCATCTACACAAAACCAAAATCCTTTCGACTTATCTGCAAACATTGCTAACTTTTCTGATGGACAGGGCGGCAATACAGCAGGTGACAAGTTAGCACTATTTGGTGGTAGTCCAGTGGCAGATGAATTTGCTTTCCAAATGGAAAAAGCAATGGAAAAAGTAGCAAGAGAAGTTGAGTGGTTTGCATTCAATGGTTCTTTCTCTGACGGTGCTAATGTCACCCCAGGTGATGGAACTAGAGAAATGTATGGTGTTGATGTTTGGATTTCACTAAACAAAAACGCTAACAACGCAGCAGCAGTTAATCCACTTGGTGGTAACTGTTACTACAATGACACTCTTGGTACTGGTTTAGGTTCAACCCAGGTATTATCATTCGATGCAATAGCAGGTGCTTTGAAGAGAATGTATGACAACCACGCACCAATGAGTAACCCTGTATTATGTGTTAGTCCAAAACAATTATTGGACCTTAACACAGAATTGATAGCAGGTAACGTTGGTATTACAGGTGCAATCATTCCTAGAGATAGAAATGTTGCAGGTCTTGATATTGATACAGTCGTAACCCCATTCGGTTCAATCGGAATGATGGTTGTTGACCCTGATATCTTGCCTGCCAATACTTCATTCATCTTAGACTTAGCTTACATTCAACCAGTGTTCACAAATATCCCAGGATATGGAACAGTGTTTGTTCGTGACATAGACCAAGATGCTAACGCTAGAATTGGTAAAGCAATTTATATGGAGATGGGATTCGAGTTCGGACCTCCTTCATATCACTGCAAGATTCAAGCAGTATCTTAATTTAATTACAAGATTAGGGTGGAACTCCACCTCCACCCTTTTCTTGTGCTATCATAGGTGAGATATGAGTACAATAGGTAATTTAGTAGATAGAGTTTACAGAGAGTACCTAGAGCCAAATGACGACATACAATCTTTTTCTATTTTAAGAGGTGGTATGGATGCTGATGATACTGATGTAACAGTAGAATACGAATCAGACTATCTAACTTCAGAAGAAGAAGATTTATTAGAACCAGGTGCTGTAGTAGAAGTAAACAGAGAGTTGATGTTAGTTACTGCTTTAAATACTTCAGCAGAACAATTAACAGTTAAACGTGCATTTAGAGGAACAACATTAGCTGCTCACTTAGTAAATGACGTGATGAGAATTAATCCTGTCTTTCCAAGAAATACTGTATTTGATGCAGTATCAGACCAAATACATAATTTATATCCTACATTGTTTGCAACAGAAACTAAAAGTGTATCAGCTAAAGTAGGATACGTACCATTAAGTGGTACATATGATAACTACTTAATAGCACCTATAAAAGCAATATCACAGTACACAGACTTTTCTGCAGGTTCAGATGAAACAGGAACTACTTTTCAAGGAGTAGCAGTAGAGTTGATAGATTTACCAAATCCATTTACTTACAATGATGCAGATGGTGTATCACAAACTATTACATATACAAATGGACCAGATAAAGTTAATGCAGTACAGGTCTACAATGTAGCTTCTGGTCATACAGTGTATATAACTTTTAAGAAAAAGTTTTTAGATGTAAGAGATTACGATGGTGATGGAGATGTAGAAGATACAACACTTGCACAGATAGGACTAGAAACAGAATATGAACCTATTGTTATGGCAGGTGTAGCGGCACAAATGATTGCAGGTAGAGATATACCTGCTGCAACTGCAGAGAATATTACACAATCTATGCAAGCACAAAGTTTTCCTGTTAACTCTGCATCGTCAATTAGAAACTCTTTAATACAATATCAAAGAGCATTGATACAACAAGCACGAAAGGATTTAAGAGCTAGGTATCCAGAACCAGTAAGTATTAACAAGATTTCATATACCTAATGCCTAGAGTACCTTTAACCTCTGAAGTAACTAACCCTAAAAGAAAAGGTTATGATTTAGCTTTAGACGATTTATTATTTAGAGCTGCTATTGCACCTAACAGACAGATGACTATATCTACTGCAGAGTTCCCTGCTCAAGAAATAAACCTAAAACAAAACCCTGAAGATATTACAACTAACATAGGTCAAATATTTTCTAGGTCAGATTTTAGCGGTGGACAAGGTTTAGATTCAGCACACAGAAGAAACAATAAAACAAATGATGTATCAAGATTTTTTGATAGTAAAGGTGTTGACCCTTTTCATGGTGGAGAAGAAAGTTCTTACCACGTTCATTTACTATATACTATGGCAGCTAGTGGGCAAACATTGGATAGTGTTCCAGTTAGTGGTCTAACATTTACAGGAACAGAACAATATT